GGCTTGCTTCCTGCCCCGTGAAGTATGAAGTTGACGATCTTCAAGGGTTTGACGGCGTCAGCGTAGCATTTTATCCACCAACAGAGGACGAAGAAGAGGAGGCTGAAGATGAGTGATGTTATGACGTGGACCGTACTGTCAATGGCCAAGCTGGTCAAGCCCGTGGCTCTGCCTAGCAAGGTTAGTGCTACTATGTCGGGAGGCAAAGTAGTCAAGACCTAGACCGTTGTTTTCATACAACAGAGGAATAACCCGCCGGTTGTGCGGGTTTCCCATTTGTGCTATAATACACACATAGACAACAAAAGGAACTCATGTACGCAATCGTTAACACTACAACCAAAGCTATTACATTTTACAATAATTTTGCCGCCGCTTCCGAAGCGTGTCGCGCTTACAATGTGCTTCCGGGTCATAACGTATACGTTATTAACTTTGCCGTACCGGAAATCGAACAATTATAAAATACGTAATAACCCGCCGCAAGCGCGGGTCTTTGTTTTATGTTATAATACACACTTGTTTTAAAAGGAATCAAAATGGGAATTTACGCAAGTACAGTTAACGCATTTGCAGAATCTGCCGCTCGTGCTAAAGTTTACACTATGCAAAATCGTCTGCAGAGCTACGGACAAACTGCACAGCAGTTAAATGTAAGCACAGCAAAGTTTCGCAGAGATATCGAAGCTAAAAAAGTAAAGTTTATTGCAAAATTAGAAAAAGAACGTGTTGTAAAATTACAACAAGAACTCGCTAGTCTGCAAGCAAAGCATACACAATAACACTACAGCGCACAGGGTCTTTACTTGACATCTGTGCGTTTTGGAGTTATAATACACACATAGCAACAAAGGAAACAAATGAAAAACACAATTAAACGCATTAACAAAGCATTTAGCAAACTGTACGCAATGGGAGACAGCGGACTAGATTATTTGGACAAACACTATGCAGTAGATGCGGCTTTAATACAACATTTTTACGACGAGACACTTGACACGCTAACTAAAGCACAGTTAAGCGAGCTAGCGGAGCAACTAGAGGAAGTTGCTAGCGATGCGGAATTTGACTTAGAGACAATTTGAAGTTATAATAAACACTTAAACAAACAACGCAATAGGAGCGAAAACTATGCAAGCAACTACATTTAATGTTAGCGACAAGCTGACACTAGCAAGTACAGACACAGACGAAGACAGCGTTAGTACAACATACAACTGCAACGTAGAAGTACAACTTGCGGGCGACAGCATATGGGACTGCGAGCTAGAGGCAGTTACAATTACAAGCATACACATTAGTGAGACAGACTGGGGCGATGGCGACACTAGCATACATATTGCAGTTTGCTATAGTGTAGACGGCTTTGACGATGGCGAAGCACTAGAGGGAAGCTGGCGTATATACACAGACAGCGGTTTTGAAGCGGCTGTTAGCGAGCTACTAGGCACAGACGTTACATTTACAGAGCAGGGAATGCAAGACGACGGCTACGCGAGCATGGAACTGTAATAGTTGAGTAAAGTGGAAGGGCTTTGGTTGACACTAGAGCCCTTTTGCGTTATAATACACTTACACTAACAAGGAGCACCTATGCTAACAACTCAGGAAAAAATCGAGCGTTTACAAATGGCAATCGCTTTGCTACAGGACGCAGACGCAGGCATACAAACTGCCTTAGGGGACACCGAAGCCTGCTACGAAATTCACTGTGCTATAGAAAGTCTAATAGACGATGTACAAGACGCAATTAACGCTAAGGAGCAGGCATGATTACCCCAGACACCCTCAAAGAGCTTATTTCCTATCATGCCCCTACGCTGACCAAGTTGGCTAGGGAAAGCGGCTACAAGGGCCCTGCGTTTAGCTCGTGTAAGTTCCTGGGCATTACAAACGGGGGACAGTTCTGCTACATGGCAGTCTTCTTAGTAGAGGGCGGCACAGACAGCACCAAGTTGTTCTTAACCCACACAGGCAGTAGGGTTAACGTAGACTACCACTTGACAGAAGTCTTCTAAGACGTTATAATACATATATCGCAACAAGGAGCACACTATGTCAGCAGTCAACATCGGCGGTATTACTAAAGTTTACTCGGGCAAGGCAGGCACCTGTATGTGCGGCTGTGCCGGCAAGTACAGTTACACGTCTCACGGCGCTGTCAACGACAATCCGGGCTATGATGTAAGCGACAGCGTGAACGAGCGCTCGGTCAAGATCATAGCAGGCAAAGTGTTGCGTAATCCCAACACTGATCACAGTGACGCAGGTTACGCAGTACTTGAGCAAAATGGTCGGGTATTGGTTGTGTTTCTTAAAGACTGATGTTATAATACATATATCGCAACAAGGAGCAGACAATGAAAGTTAAAGATCTCATCGAGCAGTTAGGCTTCCAGGACCCAGAAGCTGAAGTTCACTTTAGCTACAACTATGGCGATCACTGGCGCTCGCAGGTAGCCCCAAAGGTCAGTCAAGTGTTTGAGGGTGTTGTAGAGTTTAGCGAGTACCACCGCATGGACAAGCTCGTAGACGAAGAAGACACTTACGACGAAGATACTGGCGACTACAAAGCAGACGTTCGCCGTGTTGTTGTTATTGACTAAAGGAGAAAACTATGTACGCAACGGTAGAAGGTCAGCAAATCAAAGTCGGCGACTATGTCTGCTTCAAGTCAGACGTAGAGCAATGTGGCAAGGTCGTGGCAATCAAGAAGAGCTACATGGGCACGGCACTCACGCTGGAGAATGAGAGTGGCTTCTCTGGGGGCTACATTGGCGGGCAGACCCGCACAGTTGAAGAAGCTAGCGACTGCTGGGTTGAATAACCCTTCGGTTGACAGGGTTTCCAAAAGACGTTATAATTAAGACTTACACACACTGGAGCACACAAAATGGGTACACGAAGCACTATCGCGCTAGAGTTTGCAGACGGCACAGTAGAACAAGTCTACTGTCATTGGGACGGTTACTTGTCGCACAACGGCCATATCCTCGCTAAACATTACAGCGATCCGTTCAAATTGCGCGACCTTATTGACTTGGGCGATGTTAGCTCGCTCCGTCCTGAAGTGGGTTCCGGTCATCCCTTTAGTCAGTTTGACACTACAATGACTACAGAGCAATTTGATGCGCTCTACGGCAATATGTGTACATTCTACGGACGTGACCGTAAAGAGACAGGCACGGGTGCTAAGAAGTTTGTTGACTTCCAGGACTACTTAGCTCGTCATCAGTATGAGGAATACGAGTATATCCTGCGCAAAGACGGCAACTGGTATGTCAAACAGCACAGCGCAGAATACGAGCTGTTGGCGCCAGCATTGGCCAAAGAGCTAGAAACAGCGTGACAGGGTTCAACAGCAAACGGGCTTCGGCCCTTGACAAACTCAAAGGACAAGGTATGAAGACAGCAATGGTAACCACTATCCTGCGTCAAGAGATTCAAGTGCCCGATGACTGGGAGCGTGAGGATGTATTGGACTTCTTAGGCGAGTTCCAATCGTTCCGTACAGCGTTCCAGGGTGTATCAAACGAAGACCAAACAGCCCGCATCGTTGACTTGTGCGTTGTGGAAGAAGAGATCACAGAGTTAGGCGATGTTGCCTACGATAATTAAGGAGTTGATATGAGCGGTATTAAAGATTTGGCTTATGACATTGAGCAACTGTACATCGAAGGACACAGTGCCAAAATGATTTCGATCATGCTGGACTGCCCAATCGAGCAGGTGTTGGGCTTCTTGGAAGACATTGGTGTGGCAGATGCGCCACAAGAGGAGGTCTATAGTCCATATTACGGTGCTTGATTTCGGTTGACAGCCAATCCAAATGGTTGTATAATAGAGTTATGGTTAGGACAGTTCTTAACCATGTTAGTTAACAGACATTCACACACAAGGAGTTTTATATGTCTTCATTTTCACATGCTGGTGTTTCTAAACTGGACGGCGAATTCAAAGTTCGCTTCTGTAACGATGCTCTTCGTCAGAAGGTGCTGATCAAGAACGGTCACACTGATATTGATATCCTTGAGCTCAAGCACCCTATGACCAAGGTCGAGGCTGTTGAGTTCCTGTTGTCAATTGACTTTGACAATGGCAATAAGGCTGTCCGTGCCGCACTTGAGCAGGCTTTGGACAAGCGTTCTGCTCCTGAGGCTGCTAATCGCGACAAGCCTAAGAAGGAAGCTAAGAAGCCCAAGGCTCCTGCTAAGCCTAAGGCCAAGGGTCCAACGATGGATGCTATCAAGGCCAAGGTTGCAGCCAAGACTGCTGTTACCAAAGCTGACGTTACGGCACAGCTGGAAGACGCTCCGTTCTAACCCAAAGAGGCCCGAGTGCCTCTTTGTAGAGCTCATTAAATAACGTGAGCTCTACAAAGAGCTTTTAACCAAGGAGTGAATATGAAAGAACTATTAGTCATTGCCGCTGTGATCCTAGTGATCATCTTCGGACCCTTTGCTTCCATTTGGGCGCTGAATGTATTCGGTGACACCTTGTGGCCGGGCAAGCAGATACCCTACACATTCGAAACTTGGGCGGCCGCTATCATCATGGCAGGCGTCTTCAAGTCTACCATCACTAAGAAGGATTGATCCATGAGCCGATTACAACTACACGGGCGTCCGTGGGTAGTGTTTGACGCAAAGAACAAGGATCACCGTAAATGGTTTGCGGACTTTAACCAAACGTCCATGTGGGGTCATTGCCCAGTTCGATTCGTGGTCAACGAGGATCACGGTGACTTGATCACCCAAATCCAACGTGAATTGATTGCCTATTACGTGAATCGAGAGTTTGGACAAAAAAGTTCTTGACGAGACCGTAATAAGGCTGTAACATAGTATTAACTGTTTAATTACAGTCTTATATAGGAAACTAAAAAATGTTAAACAAAATCAATTCAGGAACTAAGACACACAAGTTGTTCACAGCCCTACAGTCAGGCGAGCGTTTGACTGCTAGCCAAGCAGAAAAGCGTTTTGGTGTTAAGAACATCAGCGCCGAAGTAAGCCGCATCCGCCAAGCAGGCTATGCCGTTTACGCCAACAAGCGTACAGCTGGCAACAACGTTGAAGTCACTGAGTATCAGATTGGTACACCAAGCCGCACACTCGTTGCCGCTGGTTACAAGGCTATGGCACTTGGCCTAGTCTAAGAGTTCGCTCCGAAAGTCCTAGGATTCGCTCCCCTAGGCACCCTTAGCCCTCGCCTACTGTGAAGTACGCGGGGGCATCTTTTTGGTTGACAACTGGTAAAACCGGTGCTATAATTAACATATAGACAGCAAGGAGTAGAAGATGGAATATACCGTAATTTACCCTAATGGCACTGAGCAGAAGTTCTACATCAGAGCAGTGGCAGAGATGTACGCTATGACCAACAAGGGTCGTGTTGTAGGAAAGCCACAGTTAGTTTTGGTTGACAAGAAGGCCGCTTGAGAGTATAATACACATATGACAAAACGATATATCTACCTAGAGACTACAGAGTGGCCCGAAGGCACCGCAACCAACAACGTCTATGTCTTCGATAAGAAGCCCGAAGGACGGACTGCGACCTGTGTGGCGTATGTGCCACAAGGACATACTAAGGTACAGATCCTACGCACACCGTTGAAACTCGACCTAAAAGGCAGGACATTCAAAGAGCTTGGTTGACAAAGTGGTAAAACCGCGTTATAATACACACATGAAACAAACAAAGAAGGAGCGAGATATGACAGCGATTACAGTTAAAGAGATGATAGAGGCATTGAGCCGTTTGCCCGGAGACGCAGAGTTGGTAGTGACCGAAAGCGGTTATTACTGCTATGGCGAATTCGCAACGATCATGTTGCCAGAAGCCTACACCATAGAAGGTGTTGGTATGGACGGAGCCGTGGCTGACGAAAATGTTGGTCGGGTGGTATACCGCATCGGTCACAGTCACCAAAGCTATTAAGGAGCAAAGCATGCAACTGACAATCCGTAAAACCGTTGAAGTAACCCCATGTACCTACAAAGAGATGTGCCGAGCTATCAGCCACGGTAGCTGGGATCCAGGTTGGGATCCTGTAGTCATGCGTCGAATGAAGATGAGCAAGGCCCGGCTCTATGCCCAACTGTTGGCTGACGAAGTGGGTGCCGCCCACTTCAACAAGACGATGAAGAAGACCTTGAAGAGCGCCGAGAACACCTACTCCGTAGAGAATCCTGAGTACTTCCGCTATACTTGGATGTGGGCCCTGCCCAAGAAGCATTGGTTCGCCCTGTGGGCAGATGCCTACGCAGAAGCCGAAGAGAACTACTGGGAAGAGTCCGATCGCAAGAACTTCCCAGAGGACTTTGAGGAATAAAATAATGGTTGCCAATGTGTCAACTCCACCACTAGACCCTGCAACTCGCCTGGGTACTTCGTGGGGTTGACACTGAGGCTTTTTGGTTATATAATACACACATACACTAACAAGGAGCAAACTATGAAACAGAACGAAATCGTAGACTACAAGGGCATTGGCACCATCCAGATGACTCTTGATGAGGACGGCAAGAAAGTCTACCTCTATACTCACAATTTCTTCAAGAGGACCAATGATGAAGACACCATCAAGGGTGCCAAAGAGATGCTGGATTGGGAAGATGGCCAAGCCCGTGAGGTCCGTAATGCTATTAGCATCCTTAGTTCTAGAGGCTACAAAATCTACAGAGAAATCGCTTGACAATCTGGTAAAAAGGCCGTATAATACACACTTACACTAACAAGGAGCTGATATGAAAATTCCAAAACCAGAATCAACTTACAACATCGTAGACAACCCAATCCCAAAGAGTGGCATGTGGGCCACCTACAGCCTGGAAGAACTACAGACCCAGGTAGAGAATCTGTCAGGTGCAGAGCGAGCTCTAGCATGGCACTATGTCATGCTCACACTTAATGCCTGCAACAAGACAGTAGAGGACGAGATCTTGAGCAGAGAAGTATTTGCATAATTAGGTTGACCTTTTGGTAAAACCCTGCTATAATACACACATACACTAGATAGGAGCGAACAATGGAAGACTTCAAAAGCTGGGAAGAGATGTCCGTAGTCGAGCAGTATGCCTGCCAGTTCTGGGATATGTACAAGGATGCCTACGGTGTTCGCCCACGCGGTATTGACACTTCTGCTTGGACCGAAGCTGACTTCGAAGCCGAGTTCGTTAGCCTAAGCAAGGTCATTGAGCAGGAAGAGATCGCTCGTAAGGCCTCCGAAGAAAAAGCTGAACACGACTTCGAAATGCGTGTCCTGGGCCTACTACAAACAGGTGCCAAGGATCGTGCTATGGCGCTCCGTTGGATCCACGAAGCAGAAGGTTCGAATGGTGACGACGAGTTCCTGTGCTATTTGGTAGGCTTGCCCTACGGTTATTTTAGAAAGGCAGCTTAATGATACATGGTAGCCCATACGATCGCGGCGCGGCCGATAGCTGGTACCGTCGTCCTAAACATCCACACAAGGGCGGCGTTGGTGGAGACTCAGGCCCCCGCATTGAAGACCTAACAGCAGAGGAGATCGCTCTGTACAACGAGGGCTACGACTGGAACGAACAGTTCGGCGACAAGAAGAACTGGGATTAACCCGCCGGTTGACAGGGTTACCAAATCCTGTTATAATACATACATCGCAACAAGGAGCACACACAATGGAACAAGCATACATTAACCTAGCAATCATGTTGAGCCCACTGGCCATCATGCTGGTGGCAATGATCATAGCAGGAGAGTGGTAATGGTACAGTTTATCTTTTGGGTGCTGGTCCTGTGGTTCCTTATCCACTACGGCATCCTAAGTGCCTTCTTGTTGTTCTGTTCTAATGTCTTTTTGTTCCTAGCAGGAGTTGTAGCATGATTGAATTTACCCTAGAAGGTCTTACCCAGCGTCAGCAGGTCCTAGCAGACATCATGTGGTCGTTGGAAGAATACGATCAAGTCGAACGATTCATTGCTACCTTGCCCGATCGCGAAGCCTGTGAGTGCCAGACGATCATTGAGATGATGAAGATGGCCGTTGTTGAACAATGCTATGACGGTGTCCAGAAGCTGGATGAAGCCCAGAAGGTGTTGCGAAAATACAACACCAAAAGAGGTTGACAGTCTGGTAAAACCACGCTATAATACATACTTAAACAACACACAGGAGCGAACCTATGCAAGTTACTACACAAGAGCAAGTCAACGCAATCGTCAAAGAAGCACAAGCCGCCGCATACAAGGCCGCAATGGAGTTCTTCTATGACAAGCTGAACGGGCGCGATCAGTTCGCATGTGGCTTTGCCTGGACCAACATCTACAAGGTCAAAGGCAACACCAAGCTGGGCAAGATGCTCAAAGCGGCGGGCGTCAAGCAGGACTACACCAAAGCGTTCAGCATCTGGAACCCATCGGGCATGCCAGTTCAGAACGTAGACACACTGGAGGCAGGTGCCCAAGCGGCCGCAGAGGTGTTTCGCAAGCATGGCTTCGAAGCCTACGCAGGCTCAAGACTCGATTGACACCAGCGCCGCAAGGCGCTATAATTACACACTTCAACAAACGTTTTATAAGGACACACAAATGGCTACAGCAAAGAGCAAGACAGCATCCAAGGGCACAACCGTTCTGGAATTTGATACCGATAAGATCAAGGCACGTGAAGCAGAAGTTGCTCGCGAGTCTGACGAGCAGATCTATGAGCGTTTGGCTGAACGCTTTGATATCCTCCATGAGATGACCATTGCGGTTAAGAAGGGCGATGTACGTGCTATGATTGTATCGGGCCCTCCAGGTGTGGGCAAGAGCCACGGTGTTGAGCAGGTACTGAGCAAGGACGATCTGTTTGATACGCTGGGCAACCGTAAGCCACGCTATGAGATTGTCAAGGGTGCCATGTCTAGCATTGGACTCTACGCCAAGTTGTACGAATACTCCGACGCTAAGAATGTTATCGTGTTCGACGACTGCGACTCAATCCTTATGGAAGACTTGAGCTTGAACATTCTCAAGGGTGCGCTTGACTCTAGCCCAAAGCGAGTTATCCAGTGGAACACGGACTCACGTTTGCTACGCTCAGAAGGCATTCCAGACAAGTTTGAGTTCAAGGGTGCGGCTATTTTTATTACCAACATCAAGTTTGAACACGTTAAGAGCAAGCGCCTCCGTGATCACTTGGATGCTTTGGAAAGCCGTTGCCACTACATTGATCTGCAAATGGATACAGAGCGTGAGAAGATCTTGCGTATCAAGCAGGTGGTTAAGGAAGCAGACATGCTGGCCCGCTATGAGTTTACAGACGCAGTCAAGGACGAGCTTGTGGCATTCATTGACACTAACAAGAGCAAGTTGCGTGAGCTGAGTCTGCGTATGGTACTGAAGATTGCGGACTTGCGTAAGAGCTTTCCTAACTCTTGGGTGGCTATGGCACGTACTACCTGTATGAAGCGTGTATGATTACCAAGGTAGTACTCCTAACAGCACTGGGCCTAGTGCTCAGTGCACTGGACATAGAAGCCTGGGCCAGCTGGAGTATCTGTGGATGCTTCCTGGCTTGGGGCTGGCACATGCGAGCAGAAGGCTATGATGATGCTACTGAAACAGCACAGGCCGTATGGCAGGCAGCACAGCGAGCAGTGGAAGAAGTAAGAGCACACAACAACAAGCAACAAGGACAGGACACAGGCAATGACTAAGCACATCAACTCTACATGTACCTACATTGGGCACACAGGTACACAGGCTACATGCTGTGAGCGTACTGTACTAGGCTCTAGCTACTGTGCTACACACTACCCTATGATCTACGCTAGCGGCACAAAGCTAGGGCGTAGACTCAAGGATGCGGCTCGGGCAGAAGCCATACGCCAGCTGGTGTCAGACTTCAACGATGCGGTTGCTCAGTTAGAAGCAGAAGGCTACGATGTCTACGGTGATAGTGAGCGGGTAGATGGTGAGATGGACTTTACCTGACCCGGTGGTGGGAGGCATGGTGGGGTGGCCAGGTGTCTTCTACAAGTGCTGTTGCTTTTACGCAACAGCGCATGCCAAAAGTTTTCCAAAACCACCCCCTGTTAGAGTAAAAACCGGTAGATCTAGATCTCGAACCTCTACTTATTTTGCGCGGCAGATTTGCACTGCATGCAAGTCGGTCTGGGCTAAATCGGGATCTAAAAAATTTTTACGCAGTAAAAATTAGGTCTAGCCATAGACCTCGGGCTGTAGGCTCACTATAAATAAACCTACAATGCGCCCCTTACAATACTATGTACTCACGCTGGATCCCAACATGCCCCATGTTATACACTGGATTCATGCTAATAGTGTCAAATTTGAAGCACACTTAAATCGCACTCGTTTTTGGGTACCGCCAGGTACTCCACTTCATACAGAGTTTCTACTACGCTTTGCTCACTGCTGTCCCCTAGTTGATCCTACAGTAGATTTAGCAACAGGCTTATAAATACTCTTACTATGATGATCTTCAGACCACCTAATCCATGCGACCCAGTGCCAGAACGCTGGCAAATTCCCGGTCCTCCACAAAAATCACCTCCCCCGGATCCCATACCCGATCCAACTCCCACTCCAGAATAATCTACAGTTCATAATGTAAATATACGTTATGCGAATGCTTTGGGACCGTTATCCTGAAATGCCATATACGGCAGTTGTACGCTGGCCCATGGTCGAGTATCGTGGACAGTGGGACTTTATAGCTTCAGTTGACTGTGTAGAGACATGGTTAGAGAGGCGCATAGGACCACACTGGGTACGCTGGACTTGGAACATGTGGAGTCTGCATCAAAATGATCTCTGCGGTGTGGGCTTTAAACATGAGCAGGATGTGACACTATTCTTACTACGCTGGGATAGTATGTAGAGTATTAAGTTGGTGGTTAACCGAGTGTAAAAAATCTCGCGTACCGGTCGCGCTTCGCGCTCTTTCTGGCTCTTGGTTCCGAAACGGTCCTTGGTAAATACTATCACTATGACACTACCAGTATCAAACGACATTTCATTTAATGCTATCAACGTAGAGCTTGGCAGAACCGCCACAGCTCAGCTCAGCATCAACGATTCAGAACTTAGAACTCTGTTTGGCATCGCCAGTGGTGCTATTGACATCAACACAGGGCACGGTAAATCAAACCGTGTTGTTCGAAGTGTTACTTTTACTTCAGATCGGACCGGCGACACCGTGGATCTCATCGGGCTGAGTGGGTATGTAGCTGGCAAAACTGATTTTGTAATCACCGTGAATCCCGGAGTCTATCTCTATGGTGCCAATGTTACCGGCTACGGCCTGGTGATCAATGGCAATGGTATTGCAGCAGGAGATACAGTTAGACTAATCAATCAGGGCTATATTATGGGCTTTGGGGGAGATGGTGGCACCGGTGCCAGCTATAGTTCACAAATAGCTGGCACCAAAGGTAATGATGGCCGCACGGCCCTTGACGTCTACTGTAACATAACCATTGATAACACCTATGCTGGAGCCTACATAGGTGGTGGAGGGGGCGGTGGTGGAGGGGGCGGATGTAGTCCTAGCGGTAGTAAATTTGCGACCAGTGGAGGGGGCGGTGGTGGAGGAGCTGGTGGCGGCCGTGGCGGAGGCTGGAGTGGAGGTAATGACGGAGGTGCTGGCGGAGGTCCAGGTCAGATAGGCGCTCAGGGAGTTGGCGGTGAAATTAGTCCCGGAAATGGCGCAGTTGCCGATGGTGGTGGAGCAGGAGGTGGCGGCGGAAACTTTATCGGAAGTGGTGGAGGAGGCGGGAGACAATTCCCAGGCAGTGGTGGTACAAACGCGGTATCGGGTGGCAGCGCCAATAACTCAGGAACAACTCCGACTGATTACTCTAGCGCCGGTGGGAGTGGCGGTGGTTGGGGAGCTGCAGGAGGTAACGGCGGGACTGGCGGCGGCGCTATTCCAGGAGCAGGTGGTGCGGGCGGCAAGGCAGTCAATCTAAATGGCTATACTGTAACCTGGGTGTCGGGCGATACCTCTAGAATTTATGGAGCCGTATCATGATATTAACAGAAGCGTTCCTAATTGCCGCAGATGCCTGTGCCGAAGGCATGGACATAGCAAGACAAAATAACTATATTGGTAAAGACTATGACTGGGTCATGCGAAATCTACTGTCATTGGGCAATAGAGATTTTGCCGGATGGATGTTAGATCAAAAACGAACAGAAACTTATGTAAGACATAACGGGAGTATAATAACGATGGGAAATTTTCAAGTATTTGATCCCTTAACGGGTCAGCACACAGAATATCCAGACGAGGACAGCGCAAGATTGGCGATGATAGAAATATCAAAAAAAATACTAGACAAATATAAAATTACTCTAGTAAGATCTATAGTTAATGAGAATGGCGACACCGCTTGGACCAGCGCACAGCTGACTAGTCCGCTGACAGTGAGTATCGTCTAGAAATATGACACTACCAGTATCAAACAACATTTCATTTAACGGTATCAACGTAGAGCTTGGCAGAACTGCCACAGCTCAGCTCAGCATCAACGATTCAGAGATTAGAACGCTGTTTGGACAGCCCACTGGCCCTGTTGATCTCGGATCGGGACTGGGCAAATCATACTCGTTGACTGTTGACATAACCCTAGTCGGGGGTGGAGGTGGTGGCGCAGGTGGGGGATTTGGTGAAGGTTCTGGCGGAGGGGGCGGAGGTGGCGCCCTACGATATTTTTCAAGTGTTGTTGCCCCTGGAGCGTCAACTTACGACATCACAGTGGGGCTAGGGGGTACAGGTAGCAGTGGAGGTGACGCTGGCGGAGATCCAACAATATTTGACGGTGGTATTTCATCTATAGTAAAGGCCGGAGTATTATCGTACTCAGCCGCTGGAGGCGGTGGGGGTGGATCTGTTACTGGCAATGTCCCAGGCGCTGGAAGAAATGGCGGGTCTGGAGGCGGAGGGGCAGCGCAAGGAAACAATACCTCAGCAGGCGGCACGGCCAGCACGGGCGGCAACAACGGAGCAGCCGGTGTATTTTCATCTTTTTCCGGAGAATCAGTTGGAGTAGGTGGGGGTGGAGGAGGAGCAGGTGGATCCGGTAGTGTAGGAAGTACCAATGCCATTTCGGGTTATGGCCAAGGCGGCGTCGGAGGCCCGGGCACATCGGACATTATAACTGGCACCGTTAGAGGTGGGGGAGGTTCTGCTGGCAGCTTTGGCGTAGCCACTAACTCACTGGGCGGTTCAGGTGGCGGGGGTAATGGAGATCTAAACGGAACCGATGCCGGAACTGCAGGAGCGGACGGATATGGCGGTGGCGGTGGCGGCCATTACACAGACGGGGGTTCGGGCTATGCGGGTGGGTCAGGAATTGTATTAATTAGATATCCAATGAGCGCAGGATCTAATAGAGCAACAGGTGGAACAAAAACCAACGACGGCACGTATTACATACATACATTTACGGCATCGGGCACATTTGTAATAAATTAAAAATGTTGCGCCAGTACCATACAGCTTAACCAAGCCCACATGGTATTGAATGCTACCAGGGTAGGTAGGAGTTTCTTATTGCTGGCCCAGATAAGTGTTAGGCTTGTTAGTAGTGTTAGCCAATAAAACTGCCAAATGTTGACGCCAAATATCAATCCCGGAATAATAATCAGTGCTTTAGCAGTCCAACTGGCGGCTTCTACTAGATTATAAAAGTGTGACCAGTATTCCCGTGTAAACCACATGGCGTAGCAGTCACGAATCTTATCCCAACCTGTTTTGTGGTATGTAATGGCTACCAGGACCAGGGCGGCTGAAGTGGCCCAAACTATCTGTTCTAATGTCATACAGGTATTTAGGCTGGGCAGTTGCGGAGTGCCAAAAATTAGGTTTTCAGTTAAGGTAACTTGACTAAATACGTTACCAAACCATATCACACGTCAAGGGAATACACTACTGTGGGAACAGAAAATCGTAACATTACTACATTAACAGAGTTTGTCGACGCAATTGACATTCATTTCCCAATTGCGGGTAAAAACAACTCTAGCGAAGGCTTCCGTGAAAACTTTCGCAATATCAACGCCGCTTTAACAGAAGCAACAGACAGAATTCAAGACCTCCAAGATAACGTTATCATTAGTGGTAAAACAGCCGCGGGTAACCCAGTTAGCAACGGACTAGGTGGCGCAGAAATTAACGATGTACAGCTAAACCAAGTTACATACCGTGTAAAGAACTGGGGCATACAATCCGGTACTATAGCGATCAGCTGGAATGATGCCGCAATACATAGAGTTACTCCGTTTGGTACGGGCACAGTTACTCTTAATATCATTGACTTACCACCAGCAAGTGAAAGCGCCTATGTTGACAGTGGTTATACAAAATTTGGTGCTGTCCGTGTTTTAGTTGACGTTAAAAATGCGGCCAGCACAATTAGTCTTGCCAATGTAAGCAAGTATGACAACTATATTCGTTTACCGAATGCTACAGGTACAAACTCGATCAAACTGGCACACACTGGTACAATTGGATTTGACTTCTTTAGCTGGAACGGCGACAACTTCAGTATTGTTGAACTTGATCCTGCCCTATTAGGTGGTAGTGGTACAGGTTCGAGTGGTGGTGTCAGTTACTTTGGTGACTTGTTGGGTATTCCTTATGCCAGTACATCAAGTGCGGGTATTGCCCAAGCTGGACAAGGTCTAAGCGTAAGTGGCCAAGGCATATTGGCAGTTGACTCAGCGGTTGTTACAGCCATTGCTGGCACAGTACTTGGTAACTTTACAGCCACAGGTGACACGCTATATGCGCCAACTGATGTAGATTCAAACTTTATTACACAAGGTGACGGCAATTTATATATTCATGCTGTTGAGCCCAACTCAAGTGTTAACCTGGGTACAACTGACAACTATGTCAAAGCAACACCTACACAGATTAAAATGTTCAGTCAGGGCTCTATTGAAGTAGAAAGCCCACTGAGCTTTCCGGACGCTAGTCAACAGATCACAGCCTACTTGGGTACAGCGACAGATGTAAGAGTTGGCGGTATTAAACTAGGCTTTGGTCTAGCAGCCGATGCTGACGGTACAGTCAGTGTTCCTGGAATTTTAGCCACAGTTGGATCAACTGGTGCTACCGGGCCTGCTATTCCTGGACCCCCTGGTCCACTAGGTGCTACTGGTTCAACTGGTCCACAAGGTCCGTTAGGACCAGAAGGCGCAACAGGTTCAACTGGTCCAGAAGGCCCCCCAGGGCCCGACGGAGCAACTGGTTCTCAGGGAGATTTGGGTGCCACTGGTGCCACAGGTCCTCGAGGTACAGATGGTACTCTTGGTGGAGACGGAGCCACGGGCTCTACAGGCCCACAAGGTGGCCCAGGTGCTACTGGCGCTACTGGTGTTCAAGGAGCAACTGGTATAACAGCATTCGGCGGACCTCCAGGAGCAACTGGTGCTACTGGATCAGCAGGTGCTACTGGCCCACAAGGTTCTACTGGAATGGGAGCCACAGGTGCTACAGGATCATTGGGAGCAACTGGCCCAGCGGGTGCTACAGGTGCTGGCGCAACAGGTTCTACTGGCGCAACTGGCGCAACTGGCCCACAAGGAGATTTAGGAAGCACAGGTGCTACAGGTCCTCAAGGTGCTACAGGTCCCACAGGTTTTACAGGTAACATTGGATCAACTGGTGCTACTGGATTACGCGGAGCAACAGGCGCAGGAGCAACAGGAGCAATTGGTGCTACTGGCGCAACAGGAAGTCAAGGTTCTACTGGTGTTCCGGGATCAACAGGCGCAGGTGCTACAGGAGTTGGCGGAGCAACCGGCGCTAGCGGAGCAACCGGTCCAGCAGGTGCTACAGGAGCAGGCTCTACTGGTGCCACTGGCGCAATTGGCGCTACAGGTTTACAAGGTATTTCAGGCGCAACCGGTCCAGCAGGTGCTACAGGAGCAGGTGCTACAGGTATTCCAGGAGCAAACGGTAATCCGGGGTCAACTGGTGCTACAGGCCCACAAGGACAAACGGGAGCAACTGGTGCTGGCGCTACAGGAGCATCTGGCCCAACAGGTGCTACAGGTATTAACGGTGTTAACGGATTAAATGGCGGGACTGGTGCTACAGGCGCAGGCGCAACGGGTGCCGCAGGTGCTACTGGCGCAACAGGAATTGCTGGCGCAAACGGTGGTATTGGTGCTACTGGTTCAACAGGCCCACAAGGTGTTATTGGTATTCAGGGCGTTAATGGAGCAGACGGATCATCGGGTGCTACTGGTGCCACTGGTGCCACTGGACCAATTGGCGCTACTGGTGTATTAGGTGGCCCAGGTGCTACTGGCGCTACTGGTGTTGGAGCAACGGGTGCTACAGGATACACTGGAGCAACTGGAGCAGACGGACGAAATCCTGCTTCATATACCAGTACAGGTAGTGTTCTTATTAAACAAGGTTACGGACTAAAGGTAGAGAATGATGCTATAATAGGTGCCGGTTTACTATCGTTAGGTGCGTCAACACTTGACGGGTTTACTATTAATAATGCTACTAACGCAACAACATTAGGCACCGGATCATTAGTGCTAAGTGCTGGTGGACTTAGTGTTGCTCTTGATGCACGTTTTGGCAACGACATGTTTGTAACCAGAGATTTTAAATCTGGTGGATCATCAACATTCTTTGACACCATTATTGGTAGTGTTAGATCTGCAGCTTATTCGCAAGGAGACCCCCCAACAGGCGCATTGATTGTAGAAGGCGGCGCATGGATTAAAGAAGCATTTAACGTTATAGGCACATTTACCAACTTGGCACTAGCAGGAGTAGGTAATAGAGCAATCGGTGTTAATGCCCTTGGTACTGTACAAATTCAACCATCTGATGCTAGACTAAAAACAAATATCAGACCAATTGATCAAGGACTAAGTCAAGTATTAGAACTTACACCAGTGTCATTTACATTCATTGACACTAAGCTGTACGGAACACATACCGAAATTGGATTCATTGCCCAAGACGTCCAAAGAATATTCCCAGAGGTTGTTGGCAGCGGTGCTGACGGTGTCCTATCACTAGATTATTCTAAATTAGTAAGTCCGTTAGCCAAGGCTATTCAAGAACTAAATGCCATTGTTGAAGCACAGGGTCGACGCATTACTGAGCTAGAATCCAAGATACAGTAATCACTTGACAACAGGTCCGTAAATATGTTTTAATAACATATTACGGACTTTTTCATGACTAATTTACAATTCAGCCATAGCGGCACATTCGGCGACATTATTTACAGTTTACAAATTGTTAAACACTTGGGCGGGGGAGATTACTTCCTTCGCTTATATAATATTGACAATATGGCCAGAGAAACATTTGGCCCAAACGCATCAGCAGGTGATCATACCGGTGAGATGACTACCGCACAACACGAGAGCTTGATTTCTTTTATGGAAGCACAGCCCTACATCAAGAGTTACGGAGTATGGAAAGAAGGACAACACATCGATCACGCATTAGAATACAGCGGTCGAGAAATTGTCAAACGTGAAGGTAATTATTCTTGGGGCTACGCAAAGGCCGCAGGTGTTACTCCCGATCACTACTATAAAGAGTTTATGCTTGACCCTTGGTTAACAGTACCCGATCCTATTAAGATTAAAGATAAACCTGTTGTAGTAAACTGGTTAGATAGACATCGTTATGGTTGCCAATCAAAACCCGAATCTATTAAAAATTTAATTAGTAGAGGATTGGCGGAGCAAAGTGTGTTTGTTGGAATGCCTCAACAGCATGAAGCATTTCAAAAATATTGGAGTGTTAAGATTGATTTTTATCCAACCAAAGATGTACTAGAATGTGCCCGCGTTATTGCCGGAGCAGAGCAGTTTGTTGGCACACAGAGTATGTGTTTAAGCATCGCACTAGGATTAGGTAAGACTATCCTGTGCGAGCCTAGAAAAGATTTAGCACCCCAACAAAACGAGTGCTACTACGTTAGATCAAACGCTCATTACATTTAAACTGAACGCAGGGCATGAAAAATGTCCTGTAGTTCTGTCAACGCATCATCGTATCCGTTCTTCTTAACTCGAACAGCAACGCCACCTCTAGATTCCCATTGTTCACAATTATCATAGCGGTCGTCTACCAAGATATCCCCGTCGACTAAACAATGATCTTGCTTGTCGTATGAGTAAGGACCAAAGTGAACTTCAATGCCCGGGTAGCGTTCATCCATCCATTTAATTTTATCGTGGAATACTTCAAAGCAATCGTTGCCCCGCGGAATAGCGGTAAGCATAACTAGGTTCCACCCCAACTCATCGCGGAATCGTTTGGCTAAGGCAACTAGCTCATCTGCTTTTTCCATCTTAGGCAAGTTTCGATAAAAGTGTGGTGCGTGGCGCAATTCTTCCCATAAGTGAGTTGGCCAGCGCCCTTCTGGTTTATTAGCGGCGTCGATTGGAAATTCGGAGTGGAGATATTCTGTGGCGGCGGTATCCCAATCTGCTACAACGCCGTCCATATCAAGGTGAATAGTATGTTTTGATTTCATAAGTTATTATAACACAAAAGCACACCTTGGTGTGCTTTTATGATTGCCATTTATTTCTATAAGCCTCCATTGCCTTGGCACGGGCAACGGCTAATCTCACTTTAACGTAATCTGATAATTCATCTTCATGTACTATCCTTCCAAAGTCTTCACTTCTTCTATTACGACCAAATGTGACCTCATCATCAATAATGAGGCCATCATTATCATCAAGTTCGTTATTACTTAGCGGCTGGCTTTGCGGCTGGTGTTGCTTCAGTAGTGGCTTTTGCGTCTTTCTTAGCAGGCTCACTTTTGACAGGCTTTTTTTCATCTTTCTTAACTTCTGCCTTAGCCGGTGCTGGAGCACTTGCTGTAGCGGCAGGAGTTGCTGGAGCCTTAGCTGGTTCAGCGGCGAATACTGTTGCGGCAAACATTGTTGCGATTAGAGTTGCGATCAATTTCATGATATTTCCTTTTGGTTATATACAGAATTATCTCTGTATGCATATATAACGCGGTAGCTCTAGGAAACGTTTACAAACTTAATTCTTTATCTTCCAAATGTCGAATACTTGCCATTAGTAGTCGAATTTTATTTGAATTGCGGAGACTTTTAAATGTTAAATTAGCAATACCAAACTCGCCCTCTTTGGCAAGTCCTTCTTTACGATATCTGGCTAGCATGTCCTTAACATGATTTAACATGTCTAAACTTCTGCTTTTAAGAGCACCGTCGATGATCCCACCCCATTTTTTAGTTTCGGATCTTACTGCTTCGACATCATAGTCCATTGTTGGAGCTGGTGGTGATTTAAGCCATTTCTTTTCAACAAGACTGTACACAGCACTAACCGCAGGTTTATCTAAGTCTTCTACATATAACTCTACGGGGATTCCACGCATTGTAATGTTATGCTGTTCCTTCCATAACTTTCGTTTAGTATCAAAATATTCGTCAACCGGTAAGTCACAAAACACATGATTAAACGGTATAATAAGATGTAGATCTAAATCAGACTGGTCTGTGTAGTTGTAATTACTTTGACTACCAGTAATTACTATATCTACTAGCGTAGCATCTGTTTCTAAAAAGTTATAAAACACTTTTGCTAATTTCATTAACGCAGAATGAACTTCTGGTCGTAAATTACCGTCCTCATTCCATAGTTTAGGATTTAGGTCTTTGTGTAATTCAATTGGAGGGGAAAAGTCAAACAAGCGCATATAATGTATTTATTGGATTAAATATTCTTTATGCAAGGTTCTTTAAATCTAACGGGACATTTTTTATGTGCCCAACCAAAATGTATTGACTCATTTTTCGCCAGAAGTGTTGTAGTTGTTGCCCAACACGACGATAAACACAGCTGGGGTGTAGTAGTTAATAAACCCCATCAGACTATTACTCTGTCGGATATCATGAGAACTGCGGGGATTGAATACTTTATCAATGATAGACCAATATACATCGGCGGCCCCGTGGATCCTGGAAGAGTTCATGTAATTCATAGTTTAGATTGGACGGGCAGTTCTACTATTGCAGTTACTCCCGAAATTGGTATTACTGGAGACATTTCAATCTTAGCTGCAATAGCAGGCGGAGACGGGCCTAGTTTATATCGCATTGTAGCAGGTGTGTGCGTGTGGGGATCAAAACAACTAGATGGCGAATATAAAGGGTTACCGCCCTGGAAGCCAGAGCACAGATGGCTCGATGCCCCGGCTACTTTAGAGGCTGTTTTCGATCAATATGGTGACGATCAGTGGCAAAAATCAATAGAAATTATAGCAAAATCAGTCATTTCGACTTGGTTTTAAATCGGGGTATACATACCCGTACTCTTTGTACATCCATTGAATAAAACGTTCAACTTCTAATTTTGGTCCTACAGTATCCTTGTAGACTTCATAGGCTTTTTGTATTCGTTTTAACATTTCTGATTCAGTAATAGTTCCGCTCATTAATCTTTCTCCGAATTTAAACTGGAAATTAAGTCCCTAATTTTAGCATTTCCAGTAGCTTTTACTTTGGCAATTCCAATACCCTCAGTTGGGTCAGTTCTAATTTCGCCAGTTTCCTGATCGACAACTGTGCTGGTCTTTTTAAGATTTAAATTTTGATAAACTGAACTAGGGCCAGTTGTTTGTTTTGTCTGCCCACTAGGCGTATAGTTTGATTCACCTTCTTCACCTAGGTCTGAAATACGTAATGTATCTACATCAAACTCTAAATCAACCTTTTGTCCTACACCCGAGCTAGAACGTGTTTTCATAAACTGAATTTGATAGCGTCCACGCTCTTTCATAGCACGACTTGTAAAGATACCAATAACGTTATCTGCTGTCATAATCTTTGACAAGCCACCAGAAATGTGACTGTGATCAAACTCGATTTCTTCAACAGCACTACGATTTAATTGTGATGCTGTAACTGTAATGCATTTTGTTTCCATTGCTAAGTTACGAATTTCTTCCGATACATACTTGTCCTTAACAAACAAATCACTTGGGCTAACCTTAACGCTTAACGGCATCATTAAGTCCAAGTAGTCAATCAAAATAACATCGGGAGCAAAGCCTTTCTTAACTTGATATTCTTTCAAATACGCACGGATGTCATTACAGTTTTTACCCGATGGCATATATTTGATCTGCATGTCGCCTGCTTTCTTTTGAAGCATCTTAACCTTAAGTTCAACATCATCAATATTCTTAAACACATCTCTAGTACCGATGCCTGTCATCATACTGTCAATACGCATCGACACCAAGCCCTCTGCCAATTCAAATGTAAGGTACAATACATTAAGTCCTGCCAGTGCCCAGTTGACACCTAAGTTTGCCAAGAACAAAGATTTACCGCCGCCTGAGCCAGCACAGAAAATGTTCAACTCACCTCGGTTAAATCCGCCATACAGCTTCTTATCGATACTAGGCCATCCTGTACTAATCTGCCCATTCCCATCTTTTAACTTGCTCAATCGTGCTCTCGGATCTTCAAAATAATCTGTACCCATATCCTTGTTTAACGATATCTGGATAGCATCCTTGATCAACTTTTCAACAGGGTTATAGTCACCTGCTTCAATCATGTCAGCACTTTTTAAAATTGCTCTTTCAAGTGCTTTGTGTCTACTAAACTTTTCAAAGTCGTCTAGTAACCATTCATAGTTTTCTTTAGGTACTTGTGCCGCAATAAAGTCAGTGCCGCATGTTGCGTTGACAATATTTGTCTCTGGCATAACTTTATATTCATCAACGTATTTCTTAATAAACGTTGCGCCATCTTGTAGTTTTCTATCAAAACTTTCAGGATCAAAGATGTTAGAACATCGCATATAAGTTTCGGCATCGCCTAGAAACATATCGAGATATAGTTTTTGTATTTCGCTATTATAGTTTGTTTTTTCACTCATCCATTCTCTCCAGTTTCTTTTTCTCTAGTTCTATTTTTATCTTGTTTGTTTCACGAGCACCTATGATCGTGAGCAAAGTATATACTCGGCCATATCGCTTTACAGCATCTGCTACGTCTTTAATATCATGTTCCCATTCTGGCAAACTAATTGCCCAATCGTTATCCAGTGCGGCTTTTATGAGTTTAGCACCGGGTTTATCTCTGTCAGGAACTACTATAACTTCTTTACCTAATTGACGTAATCTCATTACATGAGCTTCATTAGGTTCATTAGTCATGATGGCAACACCGTCAACAGCAATAGCGTCAAACTGACCTTCGACTACAATTACATACTGTCTACTATTGTCCTGAGCATCAATGTTAAACAGATATGTGCCTTGACTATCAGTTAGGTACTTTGGCTTACCGTCTTTAATTTTTCGACCAGTATATCCCACAATTTTACCATTGTTATAAAACGGAATTAATACACGGTCTTTATATCCAGGAGCAGGCGTCCACATCCAGTTATACCATTCTAACTTAAATCCCCGTTCAATTACATAGGTAACAGCATTAATAAAATCAGGATCAGTACATCCTTCGTTGGCTAGTTCTGTAAAGGTTTTGCTGTCGTCTGGTAATGAGCGTTCTTGTAGTGTTAGTTCGACAACTTTTCTAACTGTTGGCAAATCTTCTCGTTCACGCATTGCAGTTAGCATTAGCTCAGACACTTTGCTATCTGGCATACCTAACCAATTAAACAACTGCTTGGTATTATTTGATAATAGTTTACCTTTAGACCAACCTGCTTTGAATCCACAATTAAAGCAATGATATTGAAAGCCTCCAATTGGATTCATTAGGACGCCGCCCCGCTTTCTATCATCGGGTTTTTCTCCTTTATGGTGGCAACACACAGCGTTGAAACTAATCCAGCCGCTGGGCGTTTGCTTTCTTTTTGGAGGTAAGAATAATTGTAGTTCTGCGTCAATGACACTCATGCTACAATTTTAACTTCTATAGACTAACTTGTCAAAGGTTCCGGTGTATTCAGTATTGTCGTTTTGACCTGGTAAACCAACAGGAGTATCTGGTAAAAACATTAAGCGAACATATGTGAACGCTCCTTGGAAGTTAACGTAGTCAACTCCGGTAAATCCATTGTAGTGTCTGGCAACAACAGTGGCAAATGTACTTTGATTACCACTTGGAGGAGGATTGTTATCCAGGCTTCCCTGCATGTAGACCCAACCTTTAAATTTAGTCATGTAGTAAGCGGCAGTATGATATTCACCGTGACTATGAAAACTAGGATTGGCAGGAATATTACTTGTATCCCACATAAAGTTACCGGCACCTGGATCTCTATTAATATGTTTTTGGAATGCTGTGATTCCAATGCTAGGCTGCAACGCAGGTAGTAAGTCATGTACAATGTGTAATGTTCCTGCCATTCCATAATATGTATTGGCAAACGCAGGAGTATACGTTCCGTCATCTTCTAACATACGTACACCAAACTGGTAGCTGGTACTGTCTAGTCCCCAGGTATCGCCTTCATTTAATGTTAATAAGGCAAGTCCGCGAGATGCTAATGTAGTACCATCATCGATGACGTCGATTGTTTTTTCTATCATTAATCTTTGGTTGCGTGTATCAAACATACTGAACACAAAACTCTTACCGGCAATTGGAATTGGCTTTTGATCGCTGTTTTTAAACTGCAGTTGTATCTTATTTTTAAGTCCTTTTTGGACCTTAAGTTCGTGCTGGTACATAACGTTGTGTATCCTTTGATTATTGTCCAGATCCAATAATAGGTCGTATGAATTCTGGTATAAATAGACTGGTAATTTAATCATATCATATATTTATTCAATGACCACTAAGGACGAATTCCAAGCAAAATTTCCATTTATTACCTGTATAAAAATAGGTGATAGTGAATACGTGGGCATCATTATTAATTTAGATGACAATGTTGTTAGCATCTATAACTTTTCTGATATTAGATCCGAGCCCGATAAGCAATCGTTTTTAGAATTAGGTGATGTTTGGTGGTGGGAAAGTAATCGTAAGATTCCTATTAACATTTTCTTAAAACAAGAAATGACAATGTATAGAAGTTGTATTAAAACTTTTAATAGTAAAGACGTTGAGGTTGTGTTTGGACCAACAGTGAACCTTAGTGAAATTGCCGAGAAGCGTGTTAAGAGAAAATCAATTCAACTTGTTAGAACACCTAACAAACGTCCAAGTCGTTAACTAAATCCGTAACTTATTTTTTCACAGATTAAATTCATCTGTACTACAATTGCCACGGCATAAGCAACTGCGTGAGCCTTCTTAAAGAAATATTCGTCAGTAGTCGGACGGATCCATACTTCCTTCATTATCGTCTGCCAGTCCTGGCCAATCAAGTGTCTCTTTGCCGGACGGATCATAGCGAGGACCGCACTTAATTGTTCCACGGAAGTAGGGCAAGTCTTCCTCAGTACCGTCCCATGCCCGTTCAAATGAAATAACAGATTCACAAAGTCGTCTTGTAAAAGTAAATCCCATAGTGGTTCAGTCTCCATTAGTTGTTTCAGGTGTTCTTCGTTTCTTACACCTTCATAGACTCCGACATTTAGAAAGTCAATTTTAAAATAACCTCTACGTTCTGCCTCTTTATAATCTATTGTACTTATTCCTGTCAGAGGATTGTACGGAATAGAAGTACAATATACACCGGTATTGTGCTTTTTAAAAGTTCCATCTTTATCAGTCATAGCCGCTGGGATATGCTTGATAACATCAAGTGCTTTCTTTCTGTCAGCAAAGTCGATATCAATATCAGGCATTAGGTAAATCCGATTGTCCACCGTTAGCAAGTGATAACATCAAACTATATTGTTCGTATGCCTTTTTAACAGCTGGATATCTATCACGCAAATATTTTTCGTTTTCTTTTTGTTCCATTAGCATTTCAAACATATTGTAATGACCTTTTTTACTCATGTTGTTAAACACTTCATTTTCAAAATGAGCAATGCGTTCTAGTTCACTTTCACTAATTTCAATTGTATATAATGTTTCAGTTTCAAAGTCATTTGTTATTGAATCAATTCGATTATAATCGTTTTGATATTGAAACCATTGTACATTCATTTTAGTAAATTTGTAAGCACGTTTTCCGGAGTCTAATACTTTAATTCCGTGTTTGTGACAAAATTCTTTTGTAGTGATATCAGTCAATTCCAGTCTCCTTACAAACTTCTTTTACAAGAATTGCGTCAGCAGGATAATCTTTAAATTTTGCCAACCAGTGAGGTACATCAAATGCTGGTTCAATAATGTCCATCTGTTCGTCGTTAAACTTTCCAATCATATCTCTACCAGACCTACAATTTAATACAAGCCATGGACTAATATAACCGTTTCGAATATCATTTACGGCCCTGTTTAGATTTACATATAAGAAGTAGTGTTGAAATTCTGCGTTGTTAGCATCGGCCCATTCCATCATATGTTTTAAACTACGTTGTACTGCCGCTTCAACCGGTTCTACTTTTAACATTTCAAATAGGTATGTGTCGTATAATTCATCACGGCACCAATGGTCTAATTTAACGCCACTTCTAATTACAAAATCCATGAACTTTTCTGGATATAAGGGCATTACATTGTTGACAAAACTTCCAAATTTAACAAACGCATTATAGTAAGGGCTCTTACAAAAATCATCGTATGTCTTGTCTTTTTTAGCACCTTGTGTTAATCTAAAGAACTTGTTAAACGCAAGGAATCCAGCTTGTACACGCTTTTCATCTTTTTGCATTGCTCGACGTTTTGGCTCGCACATGTGAGCATACAAGGTCTTTTCTTTCATAAAGGCCTTGCCACAATGTACGCAACCAAAAGGTTGTTCTTCTAATTTAATAATCACTCGTATTCTTTCCGTTGCTTTTTATCAAAGCCCATTTTATCAAATAGTTCGTCTTTATCTTTCTTATCCATCATACTAGCCATTAGTTTAATATCTTCCATTTTTCTAGCAGGATAGATTTCACATAATAGTTTTTCAATCTTATTTGCTTTTTCTTTCTTACCAGCGGCTAGATATGGATGATATGCCGGAACTCCTACTCCAGTAACAGCAAACAATTTCCATAATAGTGCTTTATGATTTTTACTTAACTCCCAATGATTTTTATTAACACACTCATTGGTCATTTCGAGGAAGTGAGCTTGAACATCATAGTCACCTTGTACGCTGGCTGTATATCTCATAAGAACAAACGGACTAAAAGATTTCTTTTCTTCATCCGTTAGATTATCATAAAAGTTATAATTTTTTGTGTCAACTGCTTTGAGTTCTCTTTTAATGTCAAGTGCCATGATCTTTAATAGTATAATAGATTGTTAGTGCGTGGTCAAGTGCCTTGGCTAAAGATGCATTTTCTTTAGCGGCCATTCGAACATCGTGCCAAAGTTGGCTTTCTCCGGGGGTGCTCATGTAGTTTCTATGATCGAGCGGATCTCTATGTTGCGGCAAGTTATACCCTACAAGGGTTCTTTCCGATTTACCAAATTCTCTAGCGTACACTTCTCCTCCGTTTCTTTCATAGATGTATGTTGCTCCTGGTGTTAATGATCCCATATTATGCTACCTTAGTAAGTGGGGCAATGTTTGATACTACTGCCCATCGTAGTTGCCCCTTTGTACCGGTATGTTTTTCTGTCCTGTGTTCTATCCATCCTGGAAACATTATTACATCGCCGGAGGATATAGGAACTTTATACCATCCCTTAGATACACTTTTTTTAGGTTGTAGTCTCCAAAAAGATTCTAACGGATCTGCTAGTTCTAGATATCCTGAATTGTTTGGAACATTCATATAGGCTATTGTAGTTAACGGAACACCCCTGTGTATATGAGATTCAGTTAAACTTCCGTAGTCTTGATAATTGACCCAGCTTGATAAACATCCAAATTGTATGTCCATCATATTCCATTTTTTAAAGAGTATAGTGCCTATTTCTCCAGATAACCAATTGTAGTAATCTTGAAATTCTGTAGAGGTGTGCGGCTGTTCATTCTTGTTATTAACTGAACTACCTGTATCACCTTGTCCCAACGCTGTCTTTATTGTTGATCCGTTTATAAGTCTATTACACACAGGCAACATACTTCCTAAGTCCCATTCGTATCGACTTCTCCATACAATATTAGGAAATAGGATTTCTTCAGTCATTTACCAACACTTAGTATAATCAACAATTTCACTCTGACGACTAACATCCTTGACAAAGAACGCACATACTGGCTTCGGTCCAGGTGTTAGTGGAGTTGTTAGTAACTGTCCAGGTTTCATTTTAGGGAAGTACCATTTAACATCTTGATAAACATCAATAATGTCAATATCATGAAACTCGGGTCTAAAACTTGATAACGGATTAAAACAGAATGTTCTAAACCCCCGATCGTTTAAACTTGTTAAGGGCAATACTTCCATATCGGGTCCTGTAGGATCCCCAACAATAGTACACCAGTCTAATGGCATATTAATTGTGTATGGTCCTACTTTAAGTACAGCGGCTGGTGCTGTAAATGATTCCAAGAAGATCAACGGAATAAAGAAATAGTCAGGGTTACTCGAATCACTATTATCAAGTACGCTGAATCGTAAATCTTCATCGATTTCATCTGGAAGTTCGTTCAGATAAAATGTCTGATCGTCTAGTGTTAAAATTTGCATTTAGTATTTTACCTTTTCAACTGAGAACGGATATTTCGCCTCTTTATAAAACTTCTTACGTTCTGTAAGATGTTTTTTCGCATATTTGCTACTAGCAGTTAAGTCCCAAATTTGTACAAAATCCTTGTCATCGGCTTTTCTTATCCCCCGTCCAATGCTTTGGATAACACGGACAAAACTTTTTCCGGGTTCCAAAAGAACCATATTAAAAATACGAGGGATATTAATACCCACAGCGGCAACACCATAGGTAGCCACAATAATCTTGTTATCGCTTGTCGCCACGTCATCGTATTCTTCCTTGCGATCCTTTGTTTTTACTTCACCACTAATGAACACAGAATTTTCTATGTTACTAGTTATTATACGCCCTGATTCAATTCTGTCAACCAGTACTAGTGTATTCCCAGTTTCACCAATACCCTTAACTAAGTTACTAATAAAATTCATTCTATCTTCATTGGTAACTAGATATTTTAGTTCTTCGGGGTAACTGCCAAACTCTTTCCATTCGGCTGTTTGAATAATATTAACATGACAGGTACTTAATACTCCAGACTCTTGTAGTGTATGAGCCTTAACTTGATTAACAACTTCTCCTAGGCCGCACTTGATATTTTGAAAATCAATATCTTCTTTAGGCACAGTTCCTGTTAATCCCCAACGAATGGCACAATTTGCTAGATGATTAGTTAATAGTTTTTTAAGTACTTCGGCCTTGGCCATGTGTACTTCATCGACCATAACAGTTTGAACACCATCAAGAAAAACTGCCAATGTTAACGCATCGTCATCAGTGGAATCTTTGGATTTTTTGTCTAAAATATTTAAACTTTGCCATGTACATATAGTATGTGTTTTGTCCAAGTTCTTTCTATCACCGTAGTACACTCCAACGTCTAATCCACAGTTGATAAAATCTTCTTCTGTCTGTTCAACAAGGCTTTTGTTAGGAACAATAGTTACTGTTCGACCATATTTTTCACAAATTTTTGATAACGTTGCGGTGGTAATAGTCTTACCAAATCCAGTAGCAATCTCTTGGATACATTGCGGGTTTTCGAGGAACATATTAACTACATCGACTTGGTCGCCTCGTAGTCTAATCTTTTCTCCGGCAAATCGATGGCCTTCTGGCCAAGTTGTATCACCCCAAAAATCTTCAGAAACTTTGGCAAATTCTAATACCGGACTATTACGATGATCCTCAATTTCTGGGTCGTAACCTAAGCGGACAATTTCTTCAATTACCTCTGGTAACAGACTCATGTACGTTGTACCACCTAGACCAAAAAAACTTGTACAGCCATCCCAACGGCCTAATTTGTACGCAGGAAGATATCGAGCTTTTTGGTCGAAATATTTGAATTTTTTAACCAAAGACTTGCGTGTGTCAAGATCTAAATTTTCTATCTTAACATTAACTTCATCTTTAATTACAATTTTACAATATTTCATTATCTTCTAATTCGTCTACCCACATGATAGAATTGTATTTGTCATCTAGAATCTTTTTTAGTGACTGATGACTACCCAACGGATCACAACTAATAACTAGACCAAAATCTATGCCACTTTTTACCAGTGGCTTTTTAATACGTCTACTAACAAATACAACTTTCATGTCTTTTCTAATGGGGGTGTTTAATTTGTTATCTCTAACATAATCATTAAACGCTTTATTTGTAATATTGTCAACCCTAAACATCACCGTCATATCATTTTCAGTGTATCCCAGCGAAAATAAGTACCTGTGCCATTTTTTTAGGTGGCCTAGTTCTTGGTGTTCGGGGATAACAACCATGATAGAATCAATTGAATTAATCAATTGAGTAAAACAGGTAAGCTCGTGCTCTTTTGCCTTAACAGTCATTTCGTGACCAATTTCCTTTTTCAGGAATTTTCTGGTGATAGGCGAAATTTCCGAGGAATTTATGAAATTTTCACATTGTTCGTCCCACACGTCAATACCATATAGCTTGGCCAAAAACAGGGCATCGAGGATTTTGTCACTAGTAGGTAACGGCACACTAGAGTGAGCGTTCTTGAACGTTGGCTTGTTGTTTTCAATAACCATGGACGGAACATAGTCCTCCATTTTTTCCATAATTTCTTGGATTTTTTCATAAAATTCCAAAAATTGTGAATCTGCCGAAAAACCAAGTGGAATCAGGTTATTGCCTAACCAATTGATACTACCTTCAGTGAGGCTGAACATCCATGTCTTCTCATCTGGGTTCCAGTCGGCCCAATCACCCGACTTGTCATTTTTAAATTCTCTCACTTTTTTGACCAAATTTTCGTCATATGGGAAAGATACCTTAATGTAGTGTTTAAATTTAAACTCAGAGTTCTTTACTACTTCAATGCGTTTGGTCTGTGGTGTAAATTCTCTTAGAGGCTGACCCCAAATTTCATTATCGATGATCCTATCAACATTGTGGCCGAGTTTAACAACTAACTGTTGACGATATTTTCGGCATAATTTCAAAGCCAATGACCCCTGCTTGATCGTAAGGGCTCGACCCATCATAATTTGATTGTCAAAACTTGAAATAATTTTTTCGTCTGGTTTGAAGACAGTTGCCTGTCCCCATGCCATTGATGAAATCAAGTCCTCGATAGTCTTAGGAGATTGGTTGTTGAAGATCATATTGTAATATCTTCCATGCCTGCGGTGCGAAGTTTAATAATGTTGGACAGTTGCCATTGTTTGATGTCAATTGCCTTAATGATACCGAGCCAGTGGTTACGTAGCAGGGCAAATTCGTTAATGATCTTGTCCATGTCTACAACGTCGGCTTCACCGTCAACATATTTTTCAACATCTCGACTGCTTAATGCTCGTTGGTAGTTTTCAAGGTATTTCTTAAACACCTTAGAACGTAGTCTGCGAGATTCTATGTTGAGGTACTCAAGGATTGCTTCGATCTCTTGAAGTTGATTGAACCTATGCTCAACAATACCAGGAAGAGCGGCAGAGGCTCGTTCTATGTTTCCATAGACTTTGATCTCTTTCCGCGCTTCATCTAGCTCTGTATAATAGTGGTCAATACAATCTGGGAGATGAGCAATGTCCTTGCTCACCTTTGAGTACCAACTCATTAATAGTCCTCGTCTTCCTCATAGAATGTGTCATCATCACCGTCGTCAAACGATTCTTCTTCGTCTTGTACGGCTTTGATAGCATCATCCAGGTGGGGATCGTATCCGGTATAAGTTGCCAGGTCTTCAATACTAATATCTTTTCCTAATAGAAAATCTACGTATTGATTTGCTGCCATCTCTCTATTTTTTTCTGGGATATACTCACGAAATGTATCCCAAATTTCCATAATTAATGATTCATCCATTTTTATGCTTCCTCACTGTCCTCAGTAATTTTTGATGTAGTTAAAGATTCCGCCGCCTTAGCATCCCACTCGTTCATAATAACGTGTAGTTTGTCTTCGGTCCAATTCTTACGGAACTCAGCAACAATTTCACCAGTATCTTTACTGGTGTATGCTAATTTATTCCCAACTTTAGATAATACACCCATTTTCTCGAACATGTCAACTAAACCGGATGTAGGACTCATACCAGTTGAATATGGAATCTCAACTTGTACTGATTCGAACGGTTTGGCATAGCGAGTTTTCATAATTTTACATGCTGAACGAATACCCAATACTTCAGTTACCTTGTTGCCGTCGGCATCAACTTTAAGTTTGAGTTTTTTCATGGCAACTACAATAGAACTTGCGTAAACAAAGCCTTGTCCACCACTAATCTTGTCGTCTGGGTCAAACATATCTTGGCTTGCGTATGTGTGATTTGTACAAACCATACCTACGTTATAACTGCCAAACATGTTCACACAGTTACGAACAAGTGATGTAAGTGCTTTGGGTTTACGACCCATATCACCTTTCATTTCACCTGCTTCAAACTGATTAACGTCTGTAGGAGTTAGCAACATGCCCAAAGAATCAATTACAAACAACACCTTTGGACGTTCTTCCAACGGCATTACTTTATACTCTTTCATGAACTCTGAAATAGTTTTAGCTACATCGTCAATCATGGCCATATTAAGTTTAAGCAACTTATCTTCAGCTGTATCAACACCCAAATCTAGCAACCACTGTTTGTCCAAAGCATTTTCGCTGTCAACTAGGACAACAAAAATACCTTGTGCTTGAGCGGCTTTAATAATGTTACCGGAACAGATATATGATTTACCTGCGCCTGATTCACCCGCAAAAACTGTTACTTTACCCAGGGGAACTCCCTTAAAGAAGTCCCCTGAGATAAGATAGTTTAGGGCGTAGTTACCGGTTGAGATCCAATCGGTTGGGTCGTTAAACCCGATTCCCAAGCCATCAATAGATTTAGTGATAGACTTGCGGAACTTCGAAATATCGAAGGCCTTTGCCATAGTCTATCTCCTTACTCTGACTTGCTACGATTACGGATCATTGCCAGAATGTTCTGAGCACGATCACTTGCGTCACCACCTGCGGATTCTGCTACTGGAGCAGGAGCAACCTTAGCTACTGGAGTAGCTGGTTCTTCCCACGGAGCATCTTCAGACTCGTCTGCTACCGGAGCCGGAGCTGCCTTAGCTGGAGCAGGAGTACTATTACCAGTTGCTTGACCACTACCGCCCATACCGGCTGGTTTGAAATATTGTCCCCAACGTTCCATATCAAATGCTTCACCGTCAACTGACGCTTCAAACATTTGCATCATAACTTTGAGTTCAACGTCGCCGGGCTTCTTAGGCAAGAAGTCTTTGAGGTTAAATGGGCCGTGTTGCTTGATTGCCGCATTTTCTTCTTCACTCAAGGCACGTTCACGACGAGCCCAGTTAGAAGTAGAATAGTCTGCGTAACCACCCTTGCTTGTTTTAACAATCTTAAAATCCAAACCACGAACGTAGTCTGTTGGGATTTCTTCAATCTCAGAATCCATCAAAGCGGCTTTGATGATATTGTGAATTTGACTGCCGATAATGAAACGGCGGATTGGATTCTCAGGAGTCTTATCTTCCTGGAATTTTGTATCTACTACAAAGCCTTGATACAAGTATGAACGCTTTTTCCAGTACTTACGACCCATATCTTCTAGGTTTTTATCCTTGAACCATGGACGTACTTCTGTTAGAATTGGACAGTTCTCGCCCCACATTTCCATACAAGGAACTTGTACAGTAACAGGTTTTGAGTTTGTTTCACCTTTGACTCCGGCGAATGGCAATTTGATCATTGCTCGTTCGATCCAGAAAAAAGTGTTTGAAGGGTCTGCGTCAGGTAAGAATCTTACTGTTGCTGTTTGACCTTCTTGGATGTTCCAGTGTGGAAAGATTGCGTTGTCACCACCGCCCGTGCCGCCGGTGTTTTGTTGACTTGCTTGTTGAAGTTTTGCGCGGATTTCTGCTAAAGTTGCCATAATGTTTTTCCTTAATGATTTAATTTATGTGCCATTTCTTTAAAGCCAACTGACTAAAAAGAAAAAGTGCATATAGTTAACTATACGCACTTTTATTTATCTTGTCAACAAGAATTGTATTTAAAACTGGTTTATTTTGCCAAACCTGCTAAACGTAGCATAACATCAAAACTTTCGTCTTTCTTTAATCTGCCATCAGCTTCTGCTGATTTTAACATAGCGGCACGGTCAGCATAGCTTCCACGCTTAACATCTTTGGCTGCTTTCTTTTCACCTGGTGTTGGATTTTTTACGTGTTTTAATGGGTCAAACCCTTCGCTAGATTTCTTTTCAGTTTCACGACGAGCTTTATCGCTTAAATTAGTAACCTTTCCACGGGGCTCTTTATTTTTAGACTTTTCCCAATCGCCTTCGTGTTTCCAAGATTTAACTTTACCATCTTTATCTTTTTCTACGGTATCAGTTGCTTCTGGAACAGCAATACCGGCAAGTTTCATAACTTCGGAGAACTCGTGATTACTTTGAGATCGTTGTTGCATTCTGGTAACCATTAACTCTACAACTTTTCCAGCCCTATCTCCAAACTGTTTACCAGCCATAATTCCTAGTTCAGTTGCGCCCTTGCGCCATTCGCCTAATCCTTGCTCACGTGCGTGTGGGTTATAGAACGCACCAATAAATTCGGCTAGTTCTTTTAAGTTAGGTTTAGGATCTTCAAGGTGTTGTTCTTTGTTATCCATTTGCTCTTCTTCAGCAACTGGTTGTTCTACGCCCCCAGCTTCTGGAGCAGGCGGTGCTTCTGGAGCAGGTGCTGGCTCTTCTGCCGGTGGTGCTTCTGGAGCAGGTTGCTCTTCTTCGCCGCCACCTAATTGTGATAATACTTCTGGGTCATTTACTTTTAACCAAGCTTCAATTGTCTCTAACGGATCTGCGGCAGGATCAACTGCGGCAAGTCCTTTTAGTGCTTGCTCCAACGCAGGATCTTCAATACCAATTCCTGCTAATGCTTCAATAGCACTTGTACCGTCTGGTCCTAGTGTTAATCCAGAACTAATTAGATCTTTAAATTGAGCAACTTGATCAGGAGTCATTGTACCTTCAGAGATAGCGTCGGCCCAGTTTTCAAAATTTTCAAAGCCAACACTTTCGCGTTCCATACGAGCATTATAATCATTTCTCATCCGTTCTTCTTTATCATTTAATGATTGTAAACGCTTTTTAGCAGAGTCGTCTCCACTCTTTGCTTTTGTTTCAAGGTCTTTCCTGTGATGGGCTTTTAACTCACGAGCATGTTCTGCGCCTGCCGAATTAGGATTATATGCTTCATCTACATCATCACATTCACACTTGCTTTCTAACATACCGCACTCGTTGCAAGTTTCTTCTTCGCCTTCGTGTACTAGATCTTCTAGATCAACAGTACCTGCTTCTTTCATAATAGAATGGATTAATGGAAATACACTTGCCAGTGTTTCGTCAAACTGTTTAACTGTAAACTTATTTTTGTAATCTTCCATTGTAACTGGATCTAATTCGCTGTCAATTGAAGACGGAACAAAACTTTCCATCCATGACTCATAAGACTTTTGTCCTTGAATACTGTTTAAGTTATGACGTAGTTGTTCTAACTTTGCTCCAACACGAGCATGAATCATATTAGCATCGTCATTAAGTTGACCAGTTTTAGCATGACGTTTGAATGTTGCTAGTTGACTAATTTGTTCACTCATTTGAATGATAGCAGTCCCACCATCATCATACGGTCGGCCTCCGTTAGCAACGTGACGTTGCATTGCCTTAGCGCCTGCTAAATGATTGTATGGATATTTGAAACGTTCGCCGTCTGCATTTTCAATAAACAAAGCGTTAATGTGGCGACTACGATCACCTGCCTTTGCTTCGTCTACTGCTTTACCATGTCGTATAACAAGGCGTGTATTTTCTAACTTGCGGTAGCTTGTCTTACTGCTACCATACATAGATGATTCGTTCATATCTGTTTCCTTAGATCCGTTTTGTGCTAGGTATTGAAAATCATTCTTATTCAAATTACCTTTTGTAATATCTCTAGTGTCAAATCTCATCATTCTTCGCTTGGCAAAGTAACGCATTTCTTTTAAGAAATCGTACCATAGTCCCCGAGTAATTGAGTCTGTACCTTCTGTAATTCCTTGACTATAGAAAATCTTTAGTGAACCGCGGTCATTGATGCTAAGACTTACACGGCCTAAATTATTGCCTTCGAGTACAAAATCGAAGTCGAAAAACCTAGCTTCTTTTGGATCACTAGTTACTGCGCCTTCTTCGGTACCCATCTGTAAATTGGTAAAACGAGAGCGTACTTTATCAAACAGGTCTTGTGCAATGATTTCTATAATGTTCATATCTATATTTAGTTAAAACTGTTGATGTAGATGGGCATGGGTAGATCCATATCGTCCAGCAACCGGTCTTCTGTCATTTTTGCGTAAACAGCTGGATCCCAATCTCCTAGCATCATCATCATACGTATTGCTAGTAAAAACGCGGCCACTAGGTCATCATGCTGTGTTTCTTTTGCTTCAAATGTAACGCCACGAGCAATAAATGTCTTAAGTTCTGATATTAAACTACGACTATGAATTGTAATTTGGCGCTGTTCAACCATCTGTTTTAGCTTGGCACACGCATTAATCTTGCTGGTATTTGTCGTGTTAAATCCCTTACGGAAACGTCTAACATGTCCTCTTTTGACTGGTTCGCTGAGAAACATGCCAGGAATAGTTTCTTCTCCCATTTCGCTGATAGCAACTAGCGCGGCTTCGCCCATTGTATTATTTTCTACTGAGAAGTATAGATTAGGTGCCTGAGAGCATTCTTGATCGATATACTTACATATATCTCGTAAGATTCTAACCTGTGCCTGTACTGTGGTCATATTGTGATGCCACTCTGCTACCTGTATCATACTGGGTATTTCAAGTACTTCAATTGCGGAATAGTCTCCACCTGTTCCCATAGCTGGGTCATGGGCAACAATGTAGATGGCAGATGGATCTATCTTTTTGTACCATCGAACTTGCCCCATTTTCATAATTGGTTCAGTTGATTCTAATCCTGCTAAACTAATAGAACTAATAAGTGTCTCGTCGAATACTAAGAATTCACACTCGTGCTCACGACGGAACCGTTCTTCCCCAATACGTGACATTTCTTCTGCTTTCCACTTATCATCGCGATCAGGATGTTCGCTCCAATGTGCCTTGAACGGAAAGAATCCGTTCTTTCCAACTTCTTGTTCGTTACCAAACTCGTCTGTGCGTTTGTTTGCTTCGTACCATATTAGCGCAAATTGATCTTCGTCCGAGTTAGGAGTTGATGTAATAATTGCCTTACCACCAGTTGCTAGTGTAGGTGAAATAGATGTCCAGAATTCACTAGCCACGTTAGGCGGAACGAACGCAAATTCGTCGGCGTATAGTAATGATAGCGACATACCACGACCTGTTGTTTCTGTAGTTGTCTGTGCTACAATACGTGATCCATTATCAAATTCAATACTTTCTTTATTATAACTTGTAACACCGGGCCGTATAAAGTTAGGACATAGTTCATAAGCATAACGAATACGTGTCATAATTTCTTTAGCACCAGTGTACTTGTGCGCGGCAATTAGAATGGTACTATCTGGAATAAACATCGCATACCATAGTAAATATCCGCCGGCTGTTGTAGTCTTGCCTGTTTGACGAGGTAACATATTAACATTAAAACGATGTCCGTGATAACTGTCAATTAGTCTTTTTTGATATTCAAAAGGAGCATACAACAACTTACCTTTAGTAGGATGTTGGATATGGAAGAAATGATCTAAGAAATAATGTGGCCCATTAACAGGATCCATACAGTTCTTTAAATGCTCAATTTCTTCTTCAGTCCACTTTTGTGTAGAGTGGGCTTTTTTAACGAGTTGACTATCTAAGTTTTTACTTGGCATGAGAATATTTACCGAAAAAAATAGCTCCCGGAGGAGCTATTTGACTGTCTTACAGATTAATCATACTTGTTGTATTTGTCTCTAATTTTATCTAAAGATTTTCCTTCTTTACCAGCCTTGGCCAATGCTTGCATGCCAGCCTTACCATATTTTTCATGGCCCTTGGCCGCACGACTCATAGTTTTTTCACCTTCTTTGACAGAATATTCTTTCCCGCCAACTTTGATTTTTTCGCCCTTTTGAACACCATCTGATTTAGCGTCACGTACTGCTTTTCCAAATGCGTTACCTTCTTTAGCTTTGCCTTCACCTACAAAGTTCTTATAGTCTGCAAATAGTTGTGCCTCAAATGCTGCCTGTGATTCTTCTTTCTTTTCTTCTTTGTCGTCTTCGCTTTCTTCCTCTTGGTCTTTCATTGGATTAGATCCACTACCTGGAGGTGTATATTTTTTCTCGCCCGAGTCAACTTTATCGCGTAAGTCGGCCATGCTGTTAGGATCAAACTTTGGAGGCTTTGTAGGATCGGCAGGAGTATTACTATATTCTTCATCCTCTGGCTGCTCTTCGTCATCTCCACCAGATTTCTTAACTTCCTGGTCTGTGCTTACTTTAACTGGATTGTCTGTTGTAATCTTTACTGGCTCGCCTGTACGGATTTTTTTGATAAGATCCATGATTTCTTGGTCGCCAGCATTGTCAACATCAACTGGGCCATTGCCAGCTGGCAACATTCCGTTTGCTGGTTCTGCGTCATGATCATCCATGTCGTGATCACCGTCGTTGTCGATGTCGCCATGTGACTTGCTAACATCATCCATTCCGCCCATTGGAGGAAGTAAACTTGGTAAATCTCCGCCCATACTTGGCATTGGCGCTCCCATACCTGGCATACCTGCTGTTGGCATATCGCCTTTTGCTAGGTCCATAATACCACGCATCATAGCAACAATTTCGCCGGCGTTGCCTGCGCTCATGTTTAAGCTAGCTGGCAATGTTGGGGGCATTGGTGCTCCCATACCTGGCATACCACACTCAACAATTTTAGTAGACTGTTGACCAGATAGCATTTTTAATGCTGTTGTGTCAAAGCCTTCGTCTAATTGAATAGGTGCGCTGGATTTTTTAGATTCTGTAATGATCTTCGGTTGATTTGATTCAATTGCGTCGATCTTTTTTAATACACTATTAAAGTTCATATTATTTTCCTTCTGTAGCAGTTGGACGTACCTCACCGCGATCTTTTTGCTGTTGCTTAAGAGTAGCGTTTAGGTCTTTTAAAAGGCCACTGTTAAATTTTTCACCATAGTAATTGCTACCATCAATCTTTTCGGCTTCTTTAAATTCACCGTCTGATAATAGTGCGCCACTACGCTTTTCTTTTTCTACTTGATATTCTTCTGTAGGCTCGTATGGGCTACGAACTACTAAATTCTGTCTATTAAAATGTAGACCTGCTACTAGATATTCTGATAATTCGTTTGATGTTGTTGGGTAGTCTAATGTAACTTCGTATATAGAGACTTCACAGTTCTTGACTTGCGGGAAGTCTAGTGGAAGGGATTGTATTGGTGTCTTTCCAACTTTCTTGAACCCAGCCATGCTGAAACGCTCTAACATTGTCTTCATTTGCCCTTCGTGCTCTGAAGTTACATCACCCGCTACTTTGATTTTAAAAGTATAGGTTTTCTTGTTCTCAGTAAGGTATTCTGTAAAGGTTTTCATACGATTATTTATCCATATTTTTAAGTTTTTCTAACAAACTATTGCGGTCTGATATAAGATACCCCTGTGCTTCTACTGTACTATTATCAGCATCTCCGTTCTTCTTATCAAGTCCGTACTTCTTAATTTGTAGCTCAACCATCTTTAATTTTTTGTCAATTTTGGCTGATTTAGCGTTGATTGCGGCATTTAACATGTTGCCTGCTACTTCAAACATACGTGAACTATAGCGAGGTTCAACTTGCATTCCCAAGTCCATAATGTCGTCATATGCTTGTTCTGCCTTGGCAGCGAGTCCATCTAATTCGGCATCACTAATATCGCCAAGTCCTTTAACTCTAGGAAGGGCAGAGCTGATTTTATCAAATTCTTCAAGTTTTTCTTGTAAATTTAGGGTCGGTGTAGGTACAGTTTCCGCAGGAACAACTTTTTCTACTTTTTCTTCGGGTAGGTTAAAAACCTCTTCAAGTTTCTTTGTCATAGTATATTACTTATTTTATTTTGTACCAGATTGAAAAATATCGTTCTCGTTAATGATGCGAAATTTACAGTTATTTTGTGCAGCCCACGCATTAGCCATCTTCCATTTTACCATATTGCGTACATACTGTGCTTGGTTGTACGGATTCTTCCCTACCTTCTCAATTAGGGTTTGATTGGCTGGTTTGATTTCAATTAGCTCGGCATGCTTCTTCTGATTCTTGTCAACGTAGACCATAAAAAAATCAGGTACATATATTGTATGCTTACCTGTTAACGGATCTCTATAGGGAATTTTTATACTTTCGCTAGCCCACTGCTGTATAGAAGGGTTGTTATCACAAAATCTCATAAAGGCCAATTCCCAGCTTGATCTGTAATATGGAGTTCCGATCCCTATATATTTTTCAGGGTTCTGTACTTTATATTGACCTTTGGCAAACTTAAAACTCATGCTAAAATGTTACGTTTGATATCTTCTACTGGACTTGTACTTTGTACAACTCCTAATGTGCTTGTCTTAAATCTATTGTAATTTAAAATCTCTGCTACCATGCCACTTAGGGTTGCGGTATCTGTGCCTTTCAACGTTCTTAAAATTTCATAAGCATCGTAGCCATCTGTCTTAGCCTGTTTTAAAATTGTAATAGCAATAAATTCAGAACTGGGATTTTTAAAATTCCTGCTTTCTAAGAATCCAACCATGGCTGTTAGTACAGCATTGTTTAATTCTGTAGGTTTACTGTTAACACCGTCAAACACCTTTAATGTTTGATCACTGCTCGATGCTGTTTTTTCACTTGGTAAATTACTATACATTATGCCCATCCATCTGTTGGCCAATTTTCATCATTCCATGCCACTTGCCCGTAATCTTCTTCTTCATCGGGATTATTAATACTAAGTTCGTTGTCGGGATTAACTGCTTTCTCTCCCTGGTCTTGGTCAACTGCATCCTGATCAGATTTTCCGTCTTCTCCTAGATTTGCTTCACTAGTGGCTGCGTCATTTGCTTCTTGAATTGCTGTAGTCAATGTTTCTAAATTAGAATTTATCAATTCTATTTTATTTGATAGTAAATCTGGATCTGTATATCCTTCCGCTTTTAATTCGTCGTACAATGAATTTAATAAATCATCGTTGCCGTCTTGCTGTGCCTGAGCAATTTGATCAGCATATTGATCCTTTAGTCCTTGATTACGTAACACCGCATCAGTAGTTTCACTTAATAAATCTTGTTGAATTTGCTGAAGTGTTTCTAAGTCTGCTACATTATCTGGTAGTGGATCTGGCAATTCGGCATCTGTTAAATCTGGAGGATTGCTGGCATTTGCTAAAAAGCTATCCGTACCATTGCCTGCGGCGCTAGTAGATGCAGCGGCAATCGATCTAGTGCCAGCGGCTGTTGCTACCTTGGCGGCCTTTGCCGTTGTCTTGCCATCTATTGTTGCGTTGTTGCCTTTAAATAATTTAATACCAGCGCCAGCAAGGCCTGCGCCCGCTGCCGCAAGTCCACCTAAGTTTCTTCCATTGCCTAACAAGCCGAATAGCTCTCCACTAACTCCGGCACCTGAAACATTTTTTGTATTCTTTAATAAGTTTCCAGTCTTTAATGCTGTACCTAGTATACTCAATGGACTAGCATTGCCGTTAGCAATATTACTAAAGTCTCCAAAAACTTCACTTGCTCCGTCAATGATACCACCGGGGCCAAATAAACTATTATTACCACCTCCAGCAATGCTTAACGGACTAGGTGTTAAGTCGTAATGGAAAGTGGCAAAGCCGCTTGGATTATCTTTTTTAACATACCCTTCACCGTACATTACTGACTCGTATCCAATAGTTGCTTTGTTTTCAAGGACCTTTGCTCCGTTACTTTGATCTAGTCTATCATGATCCCATTGTAGAATCATTGGATTGACTAAAATAAAACTTGTAAAACGTTTGCGGTTTAACTGATATATACAGATGCTATCAAAGAATGGTTCTACTGCCCCGTTGTTTAATCCGTAGTTTGTAGGACCAAATATACTAGAATTAGATTTGTATTTTGTATCTTTGTATGCGGCAGGTAAACTACCTACCTGAAAACTATTACCATTTCCGTAATTACTATCAGCAAAATAATACTTGTAATAATATGTCCATAACCTGTGTGTTACGTTGCTCATATCATCGTGAAAAATCATATTAACTGGATTATAAGTCATAGATTTTTGAATGTAAGTTTTTCTGTTATACTGGTTTAACACTTCGTTTTGAATTGCAAATTTAGGAAGATCTGTTGCCTTGACTAACATTCCAATTTCAGGTTGACGTCTAACTTTCCAGTCGTCTAATGTGTTTGCCACACCTTTTAATAAGTCTAATAGTCCGCCAGTCGGTCCAGTAGTTGAACCAGCATTGCTATTATTGCCTAACGCAGATTGATTAATGTTAAACACAACATAATAAATCCATCCATTTTTTGGTGCTAGGGCAAATGTATCATCTACATATAAACGAGTTGCGTGGGCAAATGAACCAAGTTGCCCTTTCGGGTTACCTGCCCCATTGATCATTTGACCTAAGAAATTATTAAACGGATTTGACATATGAATATTTATCCGTAAAAAAAGACCTGGATTTTTGGTCCAGGTCTTCCATGTCTTGCCGACTATTAACCAGTGATCATTGTACCTAGTGTGCGGCCAACTGCTTGACCAACACCTAGTGGCTGACCACTAGCACCAATTTGAATAGCATTATCGAACTTGATTGTCATAGCAATCTGTACGGGTTCGCTAGTCTTATAATCTAAACCTTGGTAGTCTACGTCACTTAAGAAACATCCGTCAACTTCCCATGTTTCTAAAACTTGTGCTTCATTAGCTCCGTTACCACCATCTAACATTTCGATTACAGTAGTAAACTTATAATCGATACCACTAGCAGCCGCTGCCTGTTCATAAAAGTCAAACTGCTTTTGTAATTGCTCTCCAACTAATTTGCTAGATGCGCCTGTGACGTCATCACGAATTGTTAGGGTCATGTCGCCCCAAGAGTGCTTACCTGCTAATTTTACACGACTATTGTAAACATCGATAACAATGTCATCGAATGTTACTTTAGGGCGTGTTACATCAACTACTTGCTTGGTAAGTTCAGTAGTTGGTTTGCTTACACCAAAATTTTGAAGTGTCACTCTGAAGCGATACTTTAGTTTTGGCATCAGCAAGCCTTGTACACTTGCTGATTGGCCTGCACCTAACGGTACTGTGAATCTGCTTAAACTTGCGATTGCCATATTGTTTGCTCCTGTCCTTTATATTTATATTAAACGCCGGCCTTAATTTCGCCAGTGTTTTTGAGACGTAAAGGAATGTAGATAAACTCTACTGCCTTAACTGGCTCAATCGCTACGTCTAACCATAGTTCACTACGATCAATTCTGCTTGGAGTGTTGTTAGATTCATCGCAAACTACGATGAAGTCATACAATGCTCGTTGACCTACTAGTTCTAGTAATAGGCTTTCTGCGGCACGTTTGATCTCGTTACGTGTAATTTTATCATTTGGCTCAAACAAGTATGGCTTGGCCAAGATGCCCATTTGCCTACGTAGGAATGCTACTAGACGAGCAACGTTGATACGATCCAAGCTACTTGCGTTCTTAGCACGAGTGTATTGACCCATGTTAACAACACCAACACCTGTTAGTGTAGCAATTGGGTTAATCTTAACACTTGCTAAAACACTACGTAGGCTTTCTGGTAAAGCTGTTGTACGGAACTCGTTGTTAGCGTCTAAGTAACCTACGCTACTTGCGTTATCAACACCGCCTCGGCGTGTACCCGCTGGAGCAAACCATTGATAACTCTTCTGGTCGCTTGTAGCAATAGTACGTAACATCATGTGACTTGGTGGAACAACAATAAAGTTTCCTGTATTGTCTGTTGTGTAACCACTTGGGTAGAACATGGCCATGTACTCGTCATAACTTGTTCCGCCAACATCACCGTTGTCAAACGCACCGTTTACGTTAAAGCCCCACTCACTTAATGCTGTGCCAGTTGGTGCTAAACGGAATGGTGTGTCGCCAACAACAAATGCTGTTTGTCCACGATCTGCGTTTAGTGCAATTTCATTTTGGATGGCTTCTGGATAACCAGGAGTAGACATTAAGTTAAACACTAGAGTATCTGTGTCACGGATTGCTGAACTTGTATCAATTAGGGCTTTTAGGCCTGCTACTACAAATCCGCGCTGTGCGTGACGACCAAATTTACCAGAACCGTTTTCATTGTTAGGTGTTACACTAACCCAACGATCTGCGTTGTATAATGTTGCGCCGCCTGAACCGTCCATGTTTTCGTTTTGATAACGAATGTTTTTACCGTCGTTAGCATCAACGTTGATATAGTTCTTAACAAACTTCTTAACGTTAAACCCACTACGGCGTAAGTTCCATAGATGTGTACCTTTTGGATACAATGCTGGATCTGGAGCATCTGGGTCTACGTAGTTGCTTGATAACAATGTCTTAATTGATGAAGCATCTGTAGCGTAACCAGTATTTGCCCAACGAGCATTAGCAAACACCCATGCGTTTGGACTTGTCTGATCGCTCGGATCTTGTTTGATCCACTTTAATGTTGTACCGTTCCAAACATAAATGTTCTGACCGTACTCTTCTAAAGAAGCTGTGCTGATCCAAATATCACCGTTAACTAAGTCAGTACCATCGCTGTGACCACCGTTTAACTTAGGAGCAACTGATGCTACAATCGGACCGTTAATGTCTGTGCCTGGGAAAGCGTTTTTATAACCAACCCACTTAGAGCCATCGTGATACATAATATCAACTTGGTCAACTACTGAGCTGTACCATAATTGTCCGTCTACTGGATCTGTAAATGGTGCTGTTTGTTTTGCTTCAAATACTAATGGCTTCCAATTAGAAGCATGGAAGTCAAACTCATCTGCATCGTAGTCGCCTTTATAGTATAGGTTCTTTGTACCTGTTTCTACACCAGACTCTGAACGTGCCCAAGCAACAAATCCCATATCTGCTAAGGGAGTACGAACATTATCAGTTAAACGAATCTCTCCGCCACCTGTGTGATTGATTGCCAATTGGAATGTTTCTGGATTATAACTTGCGCTCAATCCATATAACGCACTTTCGGCACCTGTGTTGTTTAATAACAATTGAGCAACAGTTTCTAAAGTGTCGCCTGGTTCAACTTCAATGTTTACAACGGCTCCAAATACGCCCTGACTACTAACTTTAATATCAAAGCTAGAAGTTGATGTAAATGTCAATGCGGACGTTCTACTTGGAGTCATAACGGTTGTAAAACCAGTTGCGTTACGACGATACATCTTGAAACTTACTAGTGCCGGAGAACTAGGAGCGCCTGTACCATGATCGTAATTTTGTTCAACGTATATCTGTCCTGCTGGAATTGCCTTGCCGTCACCAACTGGATCAATACCGTAGATTGCCGCTTCCGGGCTAGCATAGATCGGAGCCTTGCTTGTGACCCATGACTTTGTAGTTGCGTTGTATGATTTAACTATCCAATCAGCGCCTTTGTTAGGGCTTGTTGTCTTAACGTAAACAGAACCACTTGGGTTTGTACTAAAATCTGGATACTGTGTATGCGGACCTTGGAATAAACTTACTGCTCCGTATGTACCCACTGTTAGTCCTAAAGTAGTTAATAAAGTAGCTGTTGAACCAACCTTAATCTCAATGCGGCCATCACGAGCATCAGTATCCGCTGTACTAATAGAAACTGTAGGAATAGAAGTATATCCGCTACCGTCGTCAGTTACAGCAATACCAGTAATTCCGCCACTAACAATAGTAACGGCGCCTAAGTGAGCGTTTCCGCCAATACTAACTGTAGGAGGAGTATTACCATCGTATTCAAAACCAGGTGCTGTTATATTAATCATTTCTACCTTAAATCTTAAAGATAGTGCAGCATTTGTTCCTGTTCCTGTGTTGACTGTTGTAAGTGCGTTCGAAACAGAAGGAATAGTATTAGTATATTCTCCGCGATCAGCAAATGAGAACCCAGTAATAGAACCGCTAGCATTAACACCAGATACTGTAAGTGATGCAGCAGTGCCGTTTCCACCCAGTACCGTTAAAACGTTGCCTACAGCATAATTTGTACCAGTATTAACAAATGTTGCGGTATCAACAGTCATTACGGCAATAGCTGTCGCGCCACTTGCTCCGTTGCTTGATGCGGTTTGGTCAGCATATAGTTCTAGAACATTACTGGTTCCTACACGAGCATTAACACCTTTTGTACGCATTGTTGCATTAATACTAGATGCCATTGCAATTATGTCAGTACCGCTCAGTGTAATTTCTTGTCCGTTGATTAGCATTGTTGCGCCATTTGGCAATGTACCTGCTGCAACAGACTTTGTTCCCTTAACTACTGGGAAGCTTGTTTGCCATGCTGTTGCGTTAAACGAACTACCAGAGCTAAATCCAGTTTCTGTATTTGACCCAACTTCAACCCAATTGCCGTCTTTGTTTTTGTACCATAGTGTAATCATGTTAGCACTTGTTGCGACAATTGCGTAAGTTCCTGCTACACCAAATGCTTGTTTTGGCATATCACCGTCAAGCAATGCAGCTTTAGTTGTGTTATCAATAACTGCTGGAATTTTGTTAACAAATTGACTTGTTGTTGCGTTCCATTCAAAAATACCCCATGAAGTATTTGAAGTTGTATCTAACCAAAATGTTCCATCAGCGGCTTCGCCAACTGGAACACCGGATGTTGGTAATAGTGATCCTAAATCAACATCAGCGCGGGTAATATAAGCACGTGAACTTACGCCCAGTAAACTATATGCGGCTTGTAGGCCGTATTCGTTTAATTCTCCGCCGTTAATCGGATTGCCGCCAGCGTCTGTATAGAACAATGGTGTGCCGAATGTATCTGTTAAATCTCTTTGACTTGTAATCAAATATACTCGTCCAGCATTTTCTTTTATTGTACCAACTGCGGTGCCTGTGCCGCTGGCATTTTGTTTGTCTTCTGCTGAAGCGACGATAATTAGTGGAACAGTACCTGGTGCGGCTGGAGTGTAAAAACTCTCGTCGATAACAGTTACTTGTACGCCTGGTGAACTTAGTGCCATTTGTTAATCTCCCATAAATGGTTTTTCTTTAACATATTTAGTGACTTTGGACAAAAAGCCCCTGGTTAAATACTACCGAAAAGGGAACAAAAAGGGCGGGTATGAGAGAACTATGTAAAACTTGTGGTCAACGACCAGTTGCTATTAATTATATAAAAGAAGGTAGAACATACTACAGGTCAAAGTGCGACCATTGTTCTAAAGGACGTGACACGGGTATACCAAAATGGTATTTAGACGGATATCGACAAAAAGATCAATGCGAGAAATGCGGATTTAAAAGTAAGCACAAGGAACAGTTTAATGTGTTTCACGTTGACGGAACCTTGACTAATTCCCGTCCTAACAATTTAAAAACTATTTGTGCTAACTGTCAGCGAACACTACACCAGACAGGCGTTAAATGGCGACAAGGGGATCTGACACCTGATTTTTAATAGCGTCATATAACGAATCAATAGTCCCGTCGTTTAAAATAGTAATATCGATATTCCCGCCAACCCATGCTGTTTCGCTAGCATGGATTCCTAGCTTTTCGAGACGATTTCGTCCAGTTGCCCAACCTACGTTACCGTCTGGTCCTTTATTATAATCTAATGCGTATTGGTACCACTCGGGTTCAGGGCCTCGCTTAACACGGATTACTTTGCCACCTGCGTTGTGGATGGCTTTAATTTCATTAGGAAAGCGTACATCGCTAATAACAATATCATCTTTGGTTTTACGCATCTTATTTTCAAGTGATGCTATCCAAATATCATCATGGAAACCATTACGGCAAACTTCAGTTCCCCAATACTGTAGCACCCATCTAGGTGTAAGTTTTGGCTTGCCTAATCTGTCTGCCCACCACGTATCAACTTCTTCGCGCCAGGCACGAGCCTCTGCTGTACGGCCCTCTAGGAGCACTCTGTCCCAACCAAATACGGCTGCGACTGCGTCTTTCAGTGTGTTAGCAAAGCTATCTCGACGGAATCCGTGAAAATTAACTAGATAATCTGCGGCAGTATCTTTGCCACTACCAATAAAGCCCACGAATCCAATAATCATAGCATCCCCCAAGTGATGTATTAATTATATTACGGGCTGATTACAATGTCAATAAGTGATTTAACCAATTACAAAACTCAACGGAGTTGATCCGTCTTTGTAATTGATAAGGTCCATTTCTAATGCTTCAATTTCGGCTTTGCCTTCTGCTTTTAGAGCAGTACCGTTTAGATTTGTACCGCCTTGTGGACTGGCAATAGTGGCAAACTTTTCACGAGCTTCGCCTAGCATAATTTTACAATTTGCTAATGCGTAGTCTTTAATCCATACGCCTGCGTAGTTATCTTGAAACAATACAAAATCTGGTCTGTGATTGTACATCCATAACAATACACTTTCGTCGCCTTGAGGACGTTGACTAATACGCAACTTCTTTGTAGTTGAATTCCAGTCAAAGTTAATGTAACTACCAAACATTTTACCAACCATCTTCTGATAACCAGCAAACATAAAGTATGTTGCTAACCCGCCCATGTTACTAGATGCTAGCAAATAGGTATTTGTATAAGCCAAGTTAAACGGTTCAAACAAACTTCCACCGTCGCCACCTCCTGATCTAGAACCAACAGAGCGTCTAAACACTTGTCGAACTTCCATTACTTCTGGTCCCAGTGTATATTCGTTCTGATTTTGCTTTAGGGTTAAAAATCCGTAGCTTTCTTCTGTGCTGTTGGTCGCACGTTGACGGTATTTTAACAGGGCACGATTAATTGCGGTGTCGTAGTGTTTAGGGTCTAATTCAACATCAACCATTCCGTCGCCGAGAAAGGTCTTAATGTATTCTACCACTTGTTGTTTTTCGTTTTCAAGATCGCTCATGCTGTTATTTACCTATAAATATACTACTATGCCAAGACTATCCATGTACCGTCCTGAAAAGGGCAACGATTTCAAAATGCTCGATCGTGTAATCAACGAGCAATTTCAGGTGGGCGGGACTGATATTTTTATTCACAAATACCTAGGTCCTGTTAACCCCGAAGTAGGAACCGCAACTCCTGCGGTTCCCACAAATACTAACCCTATTCCAGAACTTGGTATCCAAGATCTAATATTTATGGAAAATAGGGATAGGCACTACGATGCCGACATTTATCAAATTCGTGGTATCTATACAATGCAAGATTTAGATTTTAACCTAATGCAGTTTGGGTTATTTTTACACGGTGATAGTGTTATGATCACATTTCATTTACGTGGATGTGTAGAAACTCTAGGGCGTAAGTTAATGAACGGCGATGTTTTAGAACTTCCCCACTTAAAAGATGAGTATGCTCTAGGTGACGAAATAGTTGCTCTAAAAAGATTCTATGTTGTAACCGATGTAATGCGACCTGCTTCTGGATATAGTCAAACTTGGTACCCACATTTGATTCGTGCTAAATGCGAGCCACTAGTTGACAGTCAAGAATTTAAAGAAATACTTGATGCTCCTGCCGGGGATGGAGCAAAAACACTACGCGATGTTCTTAGTGTATATCAAACTAGTTTAGAAATTAACAATGCTATTGTTGCTCAAGCAGAAGCAGATGCTCCTACAGCAGGGTATGATACTAGTAACTTGTTTGTATTGCCACTTAAAGATGATGGTACATTAGATATTCAGGATGCTAGTCGCACTGATGTTGATGCTAGTACAGAAAATCCTGCCACAGATGCCAGTGCTATTTTACAAAGTCCACAAAAAGATCTGTATGTTGGATACTTAACTGGTGACGGAATTCCTCCAAACGGGGCTCCATATAGTTTTGGAATAGAGTTTCCTACTACCGCAGTAAAAGGTCAATTCTTTTTACGTACAGATTTCTTTCCTAACAGACTGTTTAGATATAGCGGAGCACGTTGGTTCAAGTACGAAGACAATGTACGCATGACAATGACAAACTCATATGATGCTACTAAAGATAATTCGGACAAGACACAACCACAGAATAATACCGCTAATCGTCAGACTCTCAAAACAGGATTTATTAACAACAATAATACTGCTACGATTGCCGGCAAGGTTATACAAGAACGTCAAGCACTAAGTAAAGCACTAAAACCCAAGGCAGATAATTAATGGAACATTTTTATGATGGTCAGGTTAAGAGATATCTTAACCAATTTATGAGACTTATGAGCGGATTTGGCTACAAAGATGCCAAAGGAAACTTAGTTCAAGTACCAGTGCGGTATGGAGATATGACTAGGCAAGTTGCCAACGTCTTGAAAAAGAACAGTGAAAACATTGTAAACTCTGCTCCTTTTATTGCCTGCTATATTAAGGGTGTTGACTACGATAGATCACGTATACAAAATCCCTATCACATTGATAAAATGCAAATTAGAGAACGTGCTTTTGACGAACAAGGTAACGAGTACATAAATGAGCAGGGCGAAAATTATACTGTAGAGCGTATTATGCCTACTCCGTACACACTAACTTTTGCCGCAGATATATGGACAACAAACACTGATCAGAAACTACAGTTGTGGGAACAAATTGCTGTGTTGTTTAATCCGGCAATGGAGATTCAAACAACAAATAACTTTGTTGATTGGACTAGTTTAAGTTACGTAGAATTAACTGCCACCGTGTGGTCAAGTAGAAGTATACCGCAAGGAACTGAAAATGATATTGACATTGCCAACTTAACTTTTTCAACTCCTATTTGGATTACGCCACCGGCTAAAGTTAAAAAGATGGGTATCATTACTAAAATTATTACAAACATCTTTACAGAACCAGAGGGTACTGTGTTCAGTGATAATCTATCATTTGGAAATAAAGTAGCAACAGTTAACGTAACTCCAGGGAATCTCAGCATACTTGTATTAGGTAATACAGCAAAACTTATGAAGGAATCTGACACACTAGTTGGAAATGAATATGTTCAAGTTCCTGTTAAGACAGGTGTAGATATTAACTGGTTTACTTTATTAGATCTATATCCAGGAAAATTTAGATCGGGACTAAGTCAAATTAGATTTACAAAGCCGGATGGAAACGAAGTTGTTGGATACTTAACATTAAATCAAAATGACGACAGAGAAATGTTAATTAACTATGAAGGTGACACGTTACTTAATACTCCCATAGCAGACTTAACATCTACGTATAGTCGAGGAACAGTTAACGCAGTTATAAATCCTCAAACATATAATCCTGGCACACCCGACACGGACACTCGTTATCTAATATTAGAAGACTTAGGCAACATTGACAATCAAGACGGCCCAGATGCTTGGAAGAATAGTGACAATACAAACTTCTTTGCCTATGCCAACGACATTATTCAGTGGGACGGCACCCACTGGAATGTTATTTTCAATTCTGCCGAACGCACAGATGCTGTGTATATAACTAATTCATATACAGGGATACAATACAAGTGGGACGGAGAAGCTTGGAGTAAGAGCTTTGAAGGCGTGTATGATCCGGGCAACTGGCGTTTGGTACTATGAAAATAATATGTAGTGGCGGTTTATTTCTAAGCAAAGAAACAAATAGATTTTTATTCTTACTGAGAAATCAGGGAAGAACTGCGGGTACGTGGGGACTTGTAGGCGGAAAACAAGAGCCCAATGACGCCACTGCTTATCAAGCACTTGAAAGAGAAATTCAAGAAGAAGTTGGTAAGACTCCGCCAATTAAAAAAGTAATTCCATTAGAACTATACACTAGTGAAGACCATAATTTTCAATTTAACACTTATGTATTGCTAGTTGATAAAGAATTTATTCCTACCCTTAACGAAGAACACGTAGGGTATGCCTGGTGCAATCATGAGAACTGGCCAAAACCTTTACACCAGGGTGTAAAACGTAGTTTGACCAGTAAAATTAATCGAACTAAGATTGAACTTATCTTAGAAATATTAGGTAGGGCTAGCTGACTCTTCCCAAGGCTTCCTTAGTTCTAAAACTACAGGTTCTTTTTGTCTTTGAATCTGAGCATCAAGCATACGCTTATAATCATTTAAAGTTTCGCCTAGCGCAGACTCTACCATAATAGTAACTTGGTCTGCTGTTAGTTGTTCAAAAGTAACAAACTCATCAGTTGGCTCATCTAGTCCTACAGTTCCAAAAACTTGGGCGGCGTGTTCCTCTCCGTCTGTTGCGTTTAAAATAAACTCAACATTGAAGACTACTTTTTCACGCCCGTTAAGAGTAGAGTGTGCGTTAAATTTTAAAAAATCCCAGGTATATGTATTCATAATAATATTTATCTCCATTCAGGTCCTTCGTACCACCCTACTAAACTGTATCTTTTACCCTTTGTTACTGGTGTAACTTTATGGTATGTAATACTAGGAAATATTATAGCGGTGCCCTGTGTTCGTATATTTATAGATTTTGGGGGTAAGCCAACGTCCATAAATTCAAAATCCCCGCCCTCGTATTCATTAGGAGCACTTAATTGTACACTAATACTGAGCTTTCGATGAGGGCCAGGAAACGTTAAAAATGTATCTTTGTGTAGAGTGTATTCTCCCAAGTATGATTCGTCATACTCGGTAAACTGGAACGCATTACAGTAGTTGTAAGATACAAAAAAATGCTCGTTATTTGCTCGAGCAATAAGAGAATCGACTTTAGAAAATAAGTCTAGCCAGGGCTCTCTACGCCTAATCCAACGTAATTTACTTCTACGAGTTGTGTCGTCTACTTTAAACTCACCGTCTTTTCCTATAACAGGATCTTCAGAGGGTAATTTTAGTGCGTCATCAATAATCTGTTGACATTGTTCAGCACTAAAATACTCTTTAAAATAGCACCACTCTGATTTCATTACTCAGGAGTTTTATCGTCTGGGTCAACGTTTACTGCTACTGTTCCGGGAATATTTGCTTGAACATAACTATGTGTTTCGACATCAGGGTGTAAACTTGACTCAATTGACTGAACTGCTACTTTAGATTTGATCCAAGTAACAATTTGTTCTTCTGTTAAGTCGTCAAAACTAACAAAAGTCTCAGGGTTTAAATTGCTTACATCTAATTCGATTACACCGTATTGTTCTACAGTTTTTCCACTAGTTCCAGTTGCCGCGCATTTCCAGAAGCACTTGTGTACTACTTTTCTAAGATCGCCGACGGGAATTAACTCTACTTGAGCTACACTCCATTCATATGTTGTTGCCATAAAAGGTCTCCGCTAAACAACTATTTATTGTTCTGCGCCAGGTGCCATTGCACCGCCGCCTTGTGCTGGCTGTAGTTGCTCTTGGGCTTGTTTTGCCACTTTGTCAAATACCTGAAATACCTGCTCGTATGGTAACTTGCCTAAACCGGCTAATAGTGTGTTTAGTTCGTTAACGTCGACAGTAAGGGTAACTTTTTGAATAACTTGCATGTTGGATCTCCAATAATAATGTACGTTTATTTACGTGTGTATTATTCTGGCGGGGTCTTTCCTGGGCGATAATGCGCGGCCGGGATAGAAGTCGCTTTTGTACTCAACATTTGATCGTATCTTGCCATACCTGCTGCAACTTCTGCTTTGTGTAGAGGATTTTCTGCAGGATCAAGAGGAAGTTTAGTAGACGCACAAAATGCCACATGTTCAATATGATCAGTAAAAGTTAAATTTACTCCAATAACTTCCATACTTCTAAGGGAAGGATTTTTTCTTGTTTCATCTTCGTCTTGGTGAGCATAGATTAAATTGCCAGTAGTGTCAATGTGTTCTTCATGAATTTCTGCTACTTTTGCGTTTAGTTCTGCTACAATACTAATAACTTCTGGAGAAACACCTGTAAGTTCCAAGTAATCCATACTTGGAACAGGATGCTGATTAGCATGATGATATTTGTCCTCGTGACACATCACTAGTCTGCCAGTTATAAAAGTACCTGGTGTTAGATAAGAAGCAGTTAACGCAGAATTTAAATTAGTCTTAATTACTTCTGCTTCTGCTATCAGTTCACTTGTTGTCTTTGCCATTTAATTGTCCTTTCAAGTCTGTGATTTCTGCTTTCATAGCATCCATCTCTTCTTTCATTTCACTTATATGTAGCCTCAACTGGTTAACAGCCTGAACTAAAATGGGCGTAATCTTATTGTAGTTAATTGACAGATAATCTGGTTGATCTGGACTGTCAACTGGAAGGTCTGGGTCGTTACTTGCCCTGTTTACACCAACGGCATCAGGTAGTGCCGCCTGAACATCTTGTGCAATAAGACCAATTTCTTCTTTACCTGGAGTTAGATAATCGTATAGTACCGTTGCTTTTTCGTTCCAGTCAAATCGATAAGTAGTCATCTTACCTAGAATTTCTAAGGCTTCATATCCAATAGGACGTAGATTTTCTTTAAGTCTACCGTCTGACCATCCTGCCATAACGTGACCTGGACTATAGAAGTTACGTGATTCAGTATAGTACAACCAGTTGCCATACCCGTTACTATACATACCGCCAAAATAGTGGCCAGCTGTCATCCAAATATTAGATGTGTTATAGTTATAAACTCCATACCAGCCGTTAGTAGAACCTTCTAGTCTCCATGATCCGTATGTACCAGTCTGCGGATACCAGTGTGTTCCACCACCTGAACTAGGAGCATACAATCCCGTAGAGCCGTCGATCTGTAACCATGTGTGTACACGATAGTACGAAGTACCTTCTTGACTTAGAACAGGCGAGCCACTGTAGGTATAAATTTGTGCGGCGGCATACATTGTTCCGCCCATGTCCAACTGCCATCTATTAGCAGCCGCAGACCAGCCACCAATACGTACTACGTTATCAGCATCAAGACCAAAGTTAGTAGCATAGTATCCGCCTCTATGAAGACTCATTGAAGCTGTATAGTTACCTGTTGAATATGCCTGTAGAGCAAAACTGTTACCACTGCCATTATAGTATGTAGCAAAGGTAGAGTTAGCTTGGAAATAGTTATAACTTGTCCAGGTGTTGCTTGAGCCACGGATATCACCAATAAATCCAGGTCCGTTACTCAACTGGTTTAAGTTACTTAGGCTGTTCCACCCGCCTGACGTCCAAACTGGTCCTCCTGATGCATACAGGTATGCCGCACGTAATTCTTTAGAGCCATTACCGCCTTGACCAATACGCACACCTTGTCCACGATAGTAAACAAGTTCTAATGGGTCGCCGTCATATCCAGAATCTACTGTGTCAAAGAACGCAGAGTTGCCGTTGTAAGCAACACCAAGACCGTAGTTACCATCACTAATGCGTCTTAAGGATGTGTATGTTCCGTTGTCAACTAAGAAGCCAGAACCGTTGCTCAACTGGCTTACGCTGGTCAAGTTACTAGAGTCCCAGCTTGTAGCCTGTGTACCTCCACCGTAGTTGTTCTTGTAGATGTACATTGTACCACCTGACCAGAAGAACTGCCATCCGTAACTTGGATTATGGAATCCAGTGTGGTTACTTGTTGGTAGAATCATCAAGTCAACTTGGCCGTTGCTTGCGTCAAATGATAGGCCACCCCAACCGTTACGTGTTCCTGCTATTCTCCAAGAACCATATGATGCGTTATTTGGATAAAAGTGAGCACCATTCAACGAGCTGTATAGTCCATGATAGCCAGTTGTTTGTAACCATGTGTCTAACTGATAATACGAATTACCAAACTTTCCTAAGAATCCTGGACCGTTAGTTAACTGTGATAGATTAGATAAGTTGCCGCTTGACCATAATAGATTGGAATATCGTCCTGTTCCATCCCATTGGGTTTCACTGTCTCGGGCGCTTCTATACCACATGTTATCGTTATACTGGAAATATAACTGAACAGCTGGAGTCGAGCCACCAATACCTGCTAAGTGTAACAATGCAGCAGAGTATCCTGTTTCGCCTACGGTATACCAGCCGCTTGTTAAAGCACCTTCAGTTTGACTACCGCCAGTGATAGAACCTTTGTAAACAAAAGAACTTCCACTTGTAATATATCCAGGGCCGTTAGTCAACTGTGATAAGTTGGTTAGGTTACCGCTATCCCAAACAGTATATGCGCCACCACGAGCATAAACAGGGCCACCACGATAGTAGTTTAGATAAATTGGATATCCACTACCTAAACTTTCAAGATGTAAGTTACCGTTAGTAGTGGCAATCTGTGCGTAAGAGCCGTCAATGCCGTTACCGCCAATTTGTAAGTATTGTGTCCAACTTGAGTTAGGTCCGTATAGTGTTCTGTTATTTCCTTGAACACGCATTTGACCGTTTACATCAAGGTAATAACTCGGAGTTAATGTATTGATACCAACATAGCCGTTAATAGGATCAATACACATACGTTCAACTGGCAAGTCGTTACCTGTACCACTTGTACCTGTACCGGGTTTTGTAGCAAATACTAAGTAGTCACGTTCAGAACCTGGAGTATCATATAATCTAGTACCAATCCATGCCTGAGGAGCGGCATTATAACTTGTGCTATCAGCATTTAATGTTCCACCGGCATAGTTTAACAAGTGGTTAAACGCAATACCACCGTAATAACTGTTGGCCGTTGTTATACGACTTGTTGCCGGTCCTACCTGAGCAGAATATGTTGTTGCATTGATTACACTAGCGCCAGTTCCACTTGAGTGTAACATGTGACTTCCGCCACGGAAATCTAACGGGCTTGTATAGTATGCTGAAACATAACCAGGTCCGTTAGTAAACTGACTCAAGTTAGTTAAGTTTTGACTATCATAGTTTGTACGAATTGGTAAGTCAATATAGTTACCAGACGGAGTAACTACAGTACAATAGTTTGTCCAGGTGCCGCCGCCTACTACCAATTCATAGAAAGATGTTGCTCCTAAAAATGCGCCAAAATAAGCGTATACATCGTAAGTACTTTGATCAACTTGTACTACACGGATAATGCTTGGAGCTGTAGAAGCTTCACCAAATCTTTCAGCAAAACCGTCAGCATAGTATGTTCCTGCGCCACTCGATCCAGCTTGTGCCGAACTTCCGTTACTTGTTTTAAAGTATACTTCCGTCATTTGATCTTGACCGGTGCTAGCATTGTATCCTGACATTGCCGTGATCATCATACGGAAGGCATAACCGCCTTGACCTGTGGCCCAACGACCTAAATAGATCCACTGTGCCGAGCCTGCGTTTTGTCCAATTGTATATTTTAACGCAACACTAGAACTACCAGAGCCGCCACCACCTGTAATAAATCCAGGTCCGTTAGTTAACTGTGATAAGTTAGTTAAGTTACCAGCGTTCCAATCTACATAATAAGCACCATTATAGAAGTATGGTTGACTTCCGGTCGAACTCCAACGGTAACCAGTGTTGGTTCTATCGTTCCATAAGTATGCGTCAGTTGTTGTAAACTGTAGGTATCCGTTATTAGTGCCGCTAGTCTTCATTCTGATATAAGGACTAGTTTGTGTACTGTCTATGATTACAGAATCAGCAACACTTGTATTAAGCGTTAATCTACCAGCAGTATCAAGACCTACTCCCAATGAAGCAGAATCGCCGTTTGGACGTAGAGCAACAGTTGTACCACCAATCCTAACTGGTTGATATGCGCTTGCTCCACGATCATAACCTAATATATACGCAATGCCTCCGCTATATCCGACTTCTAACGCCGGGCCTGTATCCTGTGAACCATTGTACCAACCAGTAGCTCGCATCATACCCGCAGAACTTACGTCTTGCGCTGAACCCAAACTTGTACTTGTTCTAGCATTACCGGTAACGTCAAGTGTATATACCGGAGTTGTTAAGCCACCGACACGCATTTTGCCGCCACCACCTGCGGCATACACTGATCCAGCAACGTATGCCTGTAGTAATACAGAACCACCTGCGGTAGCACTGTCAATTGCTATATCTCCCTGACCATAACCTTTAATGTTAGCAGTTCCAGATGCTCTATCTAGATATAACAAATCACTACGATGATCAGTTAAGTCAATAACGGTACCTGAGCAGATTTGCCAAGTTAGAGGGGCCCCGCCCGACGGAATAGGACTTCCTGATACTGAGAAAAAGTGTGTACTACTAAATGTTCCACTATCACCGCAGATTACAACGTAAACATATTCTTCCCATTTACCTGTTCCAACGTTATTTGTTGCCCAGTAGCTTTGTCCGTTTGTACCAATCGAGTTACTGTGATAGTTAAGTGTATAACCAGTTGCTAGTTTTGCCTTAAATGTTGCCACAAGAATTGCATTAGCACGAGTGCTAGTACCAAAATAGAATCCACCATAGTTAGGACTTTGTCCACTGCCTGTATGTTGAACCTGTAGTACATATCCACTTGTAGTTGGCGTTCCGGCAGGACTAGCAATTCTAGTTACTGTTGTTTGTCCTGTTGCGTTGTTGTCATACACAGCAACACTATTAACACCACTAAAGAAATTCTCGTCCTGGAATATCTTTTTACCTTGCGTGGCAATAGAAGTAAAACTAATTGTTGGAGCACCCGACAACGAAGTATCTGCTTGATTCCAATTAAATTTACTGTTAAACTTTAGGCCACCACCAATGTTAAGATTGGATCCATCAAATGTTAAGTTAGCACTACCAGCAACGTTGTTGCCACTGTCTCGATATAAAACTTGGTTAGCACTACCAGTCGATAATCCAACACCAGACGCACCTGCGGCGCCTGTTGCGCCTGCTGGCCCTGTTGCACCCGTTGCGCCAGTAGCACCTTGTGGGCCTGTGGCCCCT